TCAGTGAACCTGCGCAGGGTCAAATGGGTCATCGCCTTCGTTATCCCGAAGGCGTTGCAGAGGGTCCTGCTGATAGAACTGGCAGAAACGTTGCCACAGCGCGGGGAACCGTGGCGCAAAGAGTTCCGGGGCGCTGAAGAAATATTCTGACAGGACCGCAAAACATTCCGCCGGATCGCTCGCCGCATAGGCATCAATGCTCGATGCCGTTTCACCCACCAGATCAATTTCATCCTGAATATTGTTCATTGCGGCGTGCAGGTCGTGCTCCCAACTGGCGACTTCCCGCAGAGGAATCAGCGGGATACCGCTGGCGCGATCGCCATTGCGCATGTCCAGCTTATGGGCAACTTCATGAATAATCAGGTTAAACCCGGAGGCGTCGAAGGAGTCCTGAATATCCAGCCAGTTCAGGATGATTGGTCCTTGCTGCCAGCTTTGTCCGGACTGAACAACGCGCTGGTTGTGGACCAGACCAATATCATCTTCCCATTCGTCATCGACGACAAAGGGCGCAGGGTAGATCAGCACTTCATGGAAGCCATCCAGCCATTCGATACCCAGTTCCAGAACCGGCAGACAGAAAAGCAGGGCGATGCGCGCGCTTTTCAGCGAGTCGAGTTCGAAACCCTGAAGGGCGACCAGCCTTTTTTGTTGCAGGAATCGCTCTGCCAGCGCAATGAGTCTGGCTTGTTCTTGCGCGGTCAGGGTCACAAGCAGGGGGATTGCAAGGGCTTCCTCCCACTGAGCAGACTCATTTTGTGCGGTGTCTTGTGCTTTCCAGGGCCACTTAATCATCGATTTGCTCGCAAACTCGTCACTTGAACAAAATTGAAGGGACAGGGTCTGTTAAAATGCCAAATTACCTGGCATGATGGCAACCATCAAAACGGAGAGATGCCGGAGCGGCTGAACGGACCGGTCTCGAAAACCGGAGTAGGGGCAACTCTACCGGGGGTTCAAATCCCCCTCTCTCCGCCACTATTCAAGCACTTACCCTTCCTGTTGTCAGTGACACACATCCCGTTGAGAAAAAATGAGAAAAACAGATGAGAAAACTCATGTCTGTTTTGATTGTGAATCATAAACATTTGCCGATCTCTATGAGAATCTTCTTTCTTTCACCGTCTCGTCTAAGACATGCTATCATCCCTCAAAATTAAGAAAATTTATAAGTAAGAGGGCTTATGTTAGAGGCTTTCCAGGAGGCTGCTTTTAATCAAGTAGCTGAAGAGATCAAACATAAATATCCTGATAACACCCTGGTACTTACGTATGCACATCCACCTGTTATTGAAGATTTCATGATTCTAAACAGGGCGGGAAAACTGAAATGGGATCCGTGGTTGAAAAATCAGCCTTTTTTTCAACCTGAACATACACATCCTATCAGGTTAGCTGTTTACTATCGCCGTACGCCTCTAGGGTATGCTTTTGGCAATTTCAGTGCAGAACGACAATCACTTGAAATTTGCTGGATAGAGAAACGTCTTGATGCACATGACGACATGGATCATCAGATGTTACCAATAGCGTTATCGTGCTTCTCTGCGTACGGCATGTTGCTCAGAAAGCAAGGACACGAGATTAACAAGATTGCGATGGTCAGTCCGACTGAAGACGTTAGAGCTTACTACTATAAGCATGCAAAGTTCAGATACATCCCAGATTATGACGGGGCTATTTGTGCTATGGTTCTTGATGAGTTAGTTGCGTAATCTGCTGTAAAGAACATTGTAAAATGCGCAAAAAAAGATTGATCCATGGTGGCAGGTGATGCAATGATGCGTTACCTTAAAGGTACACTTACAAAAACTATCTAGAAGCATTCCTTGATTACTACTTTCTTTTTTGATTTGCACTGAACTACAACGAGCGGGAAGGCATATGAAAAAAACCGAAATGACTGTTGCCGAAGCCAAAAGGCTTGTGGCTGAGATGTTTGCTAATGGCAAAAATCCTATGGAACAGTTCGGTATTACATGGGAAGAAGCCGAGACCATCGAGCGTAACAACCCAGGTCTAACCTTAAAATGCCCGGAAGAACCCTTAAAGCGTTACGCCTACTGATAATTTCATACTGATTTTAAAGCCCAGCAACGCTGGGCTTTTTGCTATTTATGTGTCTTAACATCCAGTGTTGGAGTTACTCTTATCTTCCTGTCGTAAACCAAAACTTGAGATTCAGTTTTATGCCCACTGAATTTCTGTTTATCTCGTCCCGTACCTTCGTAGTCAGAAATGCCTTTAGCCTTCAGATCATGAAATGTGCAATCCAGAGGCCTTCCGAGATAGTTCGCGGCCGCTGTTCTTGCTTTTCGCCATGCCTCGTTAAACCCTTTGTAAGAGTAACGCTCTCCATACATAGTTTTAATAACTGACCCCGTTTCCCCCCACGACCTGCAAATATCGACTGCCGCGCGCAGGCGATCAGTCCATGCTTTGATCTGCTTAACTCCCGTCTTGCCCTGCTGAATAAAAATTCCCTTATCCATTATCTGCGGCCAGTCCATTTTCAGTACATCGGATACCCTCGCTGCACACAAATAAGCTATTTCCATTGCGGCTTTAACCGGCTCACTGGCGTGTTTATAAATCGCCAGGTATTCTTCATCGGTGATGTAGCGATCACGCTGCGGTTTCGGGTACTTGTCTACACCTACACATGGATTACCAGGAACGAAGCCACGTTGATAACCCCAACGATAAACGCGAGACATCGAGCTATGTTCATGGTTGGCCTGGACACGGCTTTTCTTTCCTCTGGCATCCATGTAGCGTCTGACATGTTCTGGCTTAATGGCTTTAGCCTCAGCCTCACCGAAAACAGCCAGCAGATATTTTTCATGTGCCAGATAGTCTTTCTGTGTCCGGGGAGCTAGATCTGCATAATCCGTGCTGTTGAGGAACTTCTTCCACAATTGGGAGAAGGTAAGAATATTTTTCCTGCCTTCCACCACCTTCTCGAAAGCGATCCATACCTCTGATTTTGAGGCGCCGGCAGGAGCCAGTTTTTCTGTTGTTCCACCTGGTTTCCAGTAGTAACCAGAAGGGCGAAAGAAAACGCCCTTTGGCATCCACTCGTTACCGGGTGCGCGTTTGCGACCCATAATTTCACTCTATTGCGTTAAAGTTCATGCCCGGAGTGGGCAGGGACCCTGCTGGTGGATTTAACCTGAATGGATGATTTATATGATACCAGGTCGTTTTAACTGCACCGTCCCGGCGTTCAATAAAATAAATACCATTCTGGGTTAAGACTTCTTTTTGCCGAGCCTTCTGTGGTGATCCAGTAGCTTCAGCAAGTTCGTCATCAGTCAGGAAGCGATCGCTCATGAGTCTTTCTCCACTTAGCCCGGCTGCACCCGGGCTGTAACATCAAATATCAGTGCTGGTGGTCGGTATCAATTTCTGCCAGATAGCGGACACGTATTTAGCCTGATGGCGCGCATCGGCCAGGGCGTTATGCATATCTCCATCGAATGGCATATCTCGCTTTGGATCGAATCCTATCGTGCGACCGAGGGTTACGATTGTTCGAACGTCGTGATCATTCCAGAATTCCCACGGGCAGAGTTGACCGGCACGCTCAAATGCTCCACGTAAAATGACATTATCGAAGTTGGCACCGTTTCCCCAGACCTTCATATATTTCGGGTTGTCGGCGTGCCGGACAATAAACTGATCCAGTTCTGAAAGTGCATCGGAGATCGGCATTACATCATCAACGCAAATTGCCGCCCGCGCTTCTGCACTTTGTTTCATCCACCACAGAATAGTATCGCCATCAGGAACTGCGGCTGACTCCATTGCGCTTTCGAGGCTGACTACCGCATAGAACTCGGGACCCAATTCACCGGATTGAGGATTAAAGAAAACAGCACCCATTGAAACGATCGGCGCATTTGGTTTTTTACCCATAGTTTCGAGGTCGATCATTAAGTTGTTCATGTTATAAGGTCTCCTTTTTAGGTGCTGTTTTAATCATCGCTGCCCAGCACAATTCAGCGCGCCGCGCCGCCTGTCGGCATCCGCTCAATGATTTGTATTCCTCCCACTCTTTTTCATCGCTGAAATGTGGATCAGGCTCCGACTCGAAGCCGTTAATAATCATGTCCTCGGTCGGAACGATAGGCACCAGTACATAGCCATCCGGAATTACCGGAGAGTTGCCAGCCTTGCGGCGCTCGCTATCCAGGTCTGTTTGCAACTGAATCACCCAGCGGGCGAGCTCACCTTTTTCGCCGGATTCAAGCCGTAAATCATCTAAACGATATTTATCAATCATTGCTGTTATCCTCACAGCAGTAGTGCGCACCGTCCGGATCAGTGCTTTTAAATCCGCAGATGTCACACTCTATTTCAGATACCGGCAACTCATCACGATTACTTACAGGTTCGGCTTTACCCTGGAGCATGGCGGCGCGGCAGGCGTCATACGATTCACGCATAGCATCTTTAACCCACCCTAGCGGCTTATAGCGGCGTACCTCCAGCCATTCATCGAACGTTGGCACTACCGACACTGGCTGGGCGGTGTAGAGAGGTTGCACAATAACGTCACCATCCTCAGCCACAAATTTTGCGCGACTTTGGTCATTGGTTACATGGATCTTATCGCGATATTCCCACTGCCACGCAACGGGCTCCGCTTCGAACGATGCCAGCGCGATACGCGCCAGCTCCTCAGCTTCTTCCGCTGGCAGCACGACGTTGCTACCTGGTCCGTATGTTTCGCGCCATGTCTGTATTTTGAGTAGGCGCTCTTTGGTGAACTCTCTGGTTATTGTGTTCATGCTGCACGCTCCTGTTTCTTCTGTGCTGCCGGGTTAATCCATAGGCACTCGGTACGCTGTACTGAACCTGAATGACCATTTGCCGCAGTTGTTCGCGTGACTCGCTGCCAGCCTTCCAACGCGTCGTTATATAGATCGCTGTCATAGCCGCAGACGATGACCATCCCCTGTAACCCATTCAGCATGTCCAACAATTCAATATGATCGGAATTCGACATCTCAAATCGGTATGCACATGTTTTTGTCGAGCCCGTCCGGGTGTCGTGGACATACGGCGGATCAACAAAGTGGAGCGTGGTCGGCGTGTCGTGATCCAGCATGCACTGAATTGCCGGGCGGTTCTCCACGAGCACACCAGCGAACCGGCTGGCAACTGCAGCTAGGTTATCCGGCTGGCGTGCCCATACGCGCTGTGCGGTGCTGCTGTTGCGTTTGGTATCGAGACGGAAACCGGTAGTGCCCTTCGTGGCTCCGGCGCTGCCGAATCCCATAGTGGCACGAACGATAAGACGGCGCGCCTGTTCAATGGGGTCGCTGGTGGATGCATAGGCGCACTGGAATTCGGTTCGGGAATAGGGCGTTAATGCGCACGCGTCAATGAGCGACCAACTGGCAACCGGGTCGCGCAGAACACGGAACAGATTCACCACGTCGCCGTCGAGATCGTTATAAACCTCGGCTTCGCTGGGCTCTTTGCGAAGCAGCACGGAAGCCGCGCCGCCGAATGGTTCAACAAAGCAACGATGTTCCGGGAAATAGCTGATAATCCACGGTGCCAGGCGGAATTTACCGCCGTGATAACGGATCGCCGGATGTTTGATGCCTGTGTTCATTGTGCAGACTCCTCAAACAGAACCTCGCCTTCAATACCGCCAACCTGATACAGAATCGAACCATCTTCACGATATTCCATCGGCTCGGCGCTCCAGCCCTCGCCGTTTGGTTCTTCATCATCACCAACCTGAACGAAACCACCAGCCACCACACTGGCTGGGTACATCTCACCTTCAGTCCACCAACCTTCAGTATCTTTGATGCACTTAAGTTGCCGTGACTTGCTCATAATGCGGCCTCCCGGCGAACTGCCAGTAAAAGCTGGTTAAACATCAGTGTCAGAGGATTACTGCAGCCGAATGGCAGATCATTGACGCGGTATGTTGGTGCGCCACCGCGAACGCCAGTTTTTACGATGTGGCCAGTGGTGTAGAGTTGCGATAGAGCGCCGGCCACGACAGGTGTTCTTCTGTCCAGCGCTTTGGCAATATCGCTGCTGGTGGTATTGGGATGGGCCTGGACGTATTCGAATACGGTCATTGCGCATTACCTTCACGTTGTTGATCCAGCCGAGCCAGTGACTCGGTTAACGCCGCATAGGTTGCTTCCAGTCGTGTTGCGACCTCTTTCATAAGCCGCCCATGCTTTGCTGGTAGTTCCGGTACGGAGGCATGCGCCTCCGCAACAAGCTCCTTTACTTTCAGGCGGCGCATTGGCGCAGCTCCATCAGTTCATTGAATCGGTTAATGAACAGACCGAAAGCCTGTCCAGGGCGCAAAGGATGAATTTCGAATAAATCCGTTGGTGGAATACCTTCCAGAATCGGCCATATGGAACCGTCGTCGATATCCAGATCCCGGCGCTCGGTCGCGAGCATGGTCAGGTCGGCATATTTAACGAGGTATGTCTTGTCGAGCGGCAGGCCGAATTTCAGGCGGATCAGTTGGTCTGTTCGCGTCTCGATCCGGCGGTAATCCGGCAACAATGCTTTCAGCGGGGCAGGGATGTCCAGGCAGTACGCCTCTGCGGCATCATGCATCAGCGCTTCAAAGGCGAACTCTGGCGCCACGAGTTGACTGCACAGAACGGAATGCTGCGCCACGCTGTAAAACTCCGACAGGTGCCCCGCGAAGCGGCAGATATTTGAAAGCGCACCGGCGATATCCTCGATATCAATATCGTCAATGGTGGAGTTGATATAATCGAACTTCTTACCGGAAAGAGTCTGGATAAAACTCATCGTTAGTTCTCCTTAATTGGTGCGCTGCACCGCACGATTTTTGGTTGCACGAATCCCTCGCCAGATGGCGATATATAAAGGAATTACGCTTCAATAAATCCCCGCGGCGCCGGGGATTTAATGCTGAGCAATTACGCTTTAAAGTTACCGATGAAGGTTTCTACTGATTCACCGTCGAATTTACTGATCAGCAGATCGCGAAATTCGTTGGCGATCGCTTCTTCCTGGGCTTCCAGTTGGACGATACGCAGAACAAAGCACGGCTCATCACCAGTCAGCAGGCTGTTACGCAGACTAAAGCGGCGCTCGCCAAGCCCTTCATACGGCACACACTTGAACTCGAACGCCACCGGCATGACATCTTTGCTGCTGGCTTCGACGCTTTGCATGAGTGAACGTTTACCAGCGAAGTCACCCGTTTCATGATCCTGCTGGGTTGCCTGCTGGATAGTGATACGGCGTACAGCCTGGGCGGCCTGGGAAATCTGCATCGTATTGCCATCAGCATCGAACGCCAGCAGATAATCGCTCCAGTCTTCCAGCCATTCTGCGATTTGCTTTTGCTTCAGACGTTGACCATCGATCTGCAACAGCGCGCGGAACGGGGCTGTTTTCTTCAGGGTAATTGCGGCAACGTTATCGGCATGTCCTGGATTTTTCAGGGAGCCAATATTGAATACCGAGCGGGCGGTCATGTTGTCAGCGTCAATAAAGCAACGGGCGTGATCGTCGGCGCTGGCGTAACCCTTTGAGTAACGAGCGAAGTCGTCAATGCTGGTCGTGGTCATTGCGCCGCGAAAGCGGAAACGCTCCAGAGAAAAACGCTCGAGGCTTTCAACGCTGGTTCCTTCAGGCAACAAAGCGGTAGGGCATTCCAGATCCTGAATATCATTCAGGTGGTAGCCAGAAAGGACCAGGTCTTTTACCTGCTTAAATGCACCGCTGTCTAACTGAGACATAGAAATTCCTTATTAACTGATGATCGAATTGGTATCAGTGAATTTGTTGCTGCGGATCACTGAGCCGCTTTAAGCTTTCCGTCCACCGCGCCGGTGATGCCGAACAGTTGCCCCTGATCCTCCTGGAGGATGGTGAGCTTCCCGCCTTTGTTGACCCACATAGGGGTTTCGGTTGTGTCCTCTTCAGACGCTTTACCGCGCGGCGTCGGGGTGCTGTAGTTCAGCTTGTGCTTGATCTTGACGCGCTTCTCTTCGACGGAGTTACCCATACGCTCAAAATCAAAGGTGAGGACTACCTTGCCTTTGTTGCCGTTGTTCAGAACACCGAGCGCGGTGGTATTCAGCGCTGCGGCGATCTTGTTCATGAACACGCCGGCATCCAGTTCGCCCAGGAAATCGGGCACTACGGTCATGCGGTCATTACTCATCGTTTTAACCCTCGAGTTGGCGGTCGCAACCGCCAGTTAGTTTCTCCACAAAACAGACAAGAGCACCTGCGGCTGCAACCGCCCGGGTGGATTGGGTTATGAGCCCGTCGCCCGGTGATGCCCTTGTCTGTTTCGTAAAAAGGGCGGTACCGAGGTAGAACATTATCTTCGTCCCCCTTTTGTCAGGTTGAAGACCCTGGTACCACGCTGGCTACGTGATTGGGTTGTGGCGCCAGATGCTTATCTTCTGGTTACCTCTAAGGGCTGCACTTCACCACAACGGAAAGAGCATTCCGATCTTCAACCAACGCCCCGTATTCTGCGTTTCGGCGCGTCCAGTCGCGGCGGCTATCTCCAGGCTATGCCATTCGGCATCCCTTTTTATTCACCGTTATCCGCCTAGCGCTTGGGTTTCAGCAGTCATGTGGCGGGAATGCTCTTACCTGTTGTGTGCTGGGCTTCCACCAGCTCCCATCTGTTTTTTAAGCCACTCAGATATCGTCCGGGCTGCGTTCTACTTCCCGCCGTCACTGCCGTCGAAAGTGCTGGCATCTCACCGTTTTCACAGTTAACGTCTGCCGGTCTATCCCTGGTGTCGAGGCTTGTTATCGCTGCCGAGGCGCCACTTTCTGGACATTTATCAGACCGTCTTGAAGTGGTAAGTCATCCAGTCTTGATAAGCATTCTGCGAAGTGCTTACCGAGTCTGGCTGTGTTCCCTAAAAAGGCTGGCGGTTGCCGGAAATACACGGGAAAACACCGGGCCGCCAGAACAGGGATGTACTTCTTATTGCTTTGGCCTGCTTTTATCCACATCAGGCGCGGTGGTATCTTGGTGTTCTCACACAACCAAGAGGGATGTTTATGGGCGCTTTTGATAACCAGGAAATTACGTTACCCGCATGCCCTAAGTGCGGCACTAAGACGAAGAAGAAAATCGCTTGGCTCAAGTCGAACAAAAGTTTCACTTATCGATGTGGAGCCACTATCAATGTCAACAGCAGCCAGCTTACTTCCGAAATCAGGAAGGTTGAGGACAAGCTGAAGAAGCTCTTTAAATAGTTTTTTATCGACTGTTATCATTTCGTTATCAGAGGTTGGTTTTTCAGCCTCTGACTTTTTAGTCAGGATCATTTTTTCTACACATGTGACTACGCATTCCGAACAGATAGCTGGTTCGTCCTTACCACCTTTTGCGACGATCTTTATCGCTTCCAGTTCGGTTGCTCCACAAAATGAGCATGTGAATAAATGATTCATGTAAACCTCTGCCCTAAAATAAGTTTTCTGTCAGCGATTCATCCGGTAATTCATACGCCACCGGCGGCTACTTCGTGGGCGTCCTGCCTGTTCGCTGTTGCTTGTAGGTACATTATGTACCGTCAAGGTACATTGTCAAGCATAAAAAAACCTGCCGAAGCAGGTTTACTGTGAAAAATTAAGGTTTATGTCTGTATCTTCTGGGCTTTCCTGAGAAAACTACAGTACCAATTATTGAGCAATTACCATTAATCTTGACGTATGGCTCAGGCCAGTTAGGGTTCAATGCTTTGAGAAATTTTGCACCACTGTCTTCTATAAGCCTTTTAAATGTTGTCTCACCAGAATCATGCATTAGGGCTATGACATCATCACCATGCGTTGCAGCGACCTCAGGATCGACAAAAATCATATCGCCAGGACGATATTCGTCGATCATTGAGTCTCCAATTACACGCAGGATATATGTCATAGGCCCGCATGGCACGGGACAAGGATAGGTTTCAACACTATTCAAATCTACCTCAGCATAACCAGAATCGGTCCATGCTCCTGCCTGCACCCAAGATATAACGGGAACCATAGTAATGTTTCTATTAGTGTCGGAAACATCAGGTTCTTTTGCAACATTAGTCGTTTGATGTTCTGTATCTAACCACCCCTGAGGAAGATCGAAACATTTTTCGATGTGTCTGGCCATAGTGTCACCAATACCTTTGGTGGCACCTTCTCCCATGAACCTGCTGGTCTGGGTTGGCTCGCGATCGATCATGTTAGCAAAGTAAGTATTACCGCCAACACCATCTCTCAATTTTCTGGCGTTTAACCGCCTGATTTCCTGGATAGTTTTCATCAGTAAATTAAACAATTTGTACCTCAGTGGTACAAGTACCTTGATGGTTCATTTCTTTCGTGTAATATGTACACAGGAGGTACATATCATGAAAGAGTATTGGGACTCTTTAACCAAAGAGCAACAAGGTGATTTAGCCGGAAGCGTTGGGTCAACACCTGGCTACCTGCGCTTAGTTTTTAATGGTTACAAAAAAGCCGGTTTTTCCTTAGCTAAAAAGCTGGAAGAAACCACTTCTGGAATTATCAGCAAATCCGATCTTCGTCCTGACATTTATCCAAAACAGTAACAAATATTTCGTTTTTTATAACCACAGAAGAGAGGAACAAGCCGTGGGAAAAGAACCCGAATGGAAAGTTGATAAGCAACCATCCTGGCTGGTGGGCGCAATCAAAAAGACGATCACCGAATTGCCTGGTGGTTATGCCGAGGCTGCTGAGTGGTTGGGCGTTACTGAAAATGCACTGTTTAACCGCCTTCGGGCTGATGGTGATCAGATCTTCCCGCTTGGCTGGGCAATGGTGTTACAGAGAGCTGGTGGCTCAAACCATATTGCGAATGCTATCGCACGTCACTCCAACGGTGTTTTTGTGCCTTTGGCTGATGTTGAAGAGATTGAGAACGGAGATATCAACCAGCGCCTGATGGAGTCAGTCGAGTGGATTGGCAAGCACTCGCAGTACGTTCGCAAGGCAACAGCAGACGGTGTGATTGATGAGAAGGAACGAGCGCAGATCGAAGAGAACAGCTATCAGGTGATGGCTAAATGGCAGGAACACTTAACGCTGCTTTTTCGTGTCTTTTGTGCGCCGAAAAAGAGTGACGCCCGCGAGTGTGCAGCTCCGGGCGCCGTGGCGTGTCGTATCAGTGGAGAAACTAACGCATGAACAGTTTAACGGTAAAGAACCGCATACCGCAACTACGTGCATTCCCTGTTCGGGGTTACATCATGTTTCGGTATGAGCGCATGGTATCAGGCCGCTGGGTTCCCTGTAACCACAGTCGGGCGATGGCAATTGTGGGGGCATGGCGCCGTAGAGGGGAGTCCTTATGCGAGAACTTAACCGCTGGTTCAAAGACCACTACGGAATCCCCGCTCGCGTTATCCGATGGGAACCGGAAACTCGCCGCGTTATCTACCTGCGTAAAGGATATGAGCATGAGTGTTTCAGCCCGCTTGAGCAGTTCCAGCGCAAGTTTACTGAGATAAAGGACGATCATGAGCCAGATATTTGAAATCGTTCAGTCGCTGTCGGGCCAGCGCAACGCAATAACAATCCCGGTCCCTTACCTTGATTTTTTTTCCGGTGATCAGCAGGCGCATGCTTTGGGGGCAGTTCTCAATCAGTTGGTCTTCTGGTCCGGGAAATCAGACCTGAAGGATGGCTGGTTCTACAAAGAGCACAGTGAGTTAGCTGCGGAAATTCGTGGAGTCAGTGAAGACCAGGTACAGCGGCTGGTAAACAAGATTTGCACTCGCTGGTTACCTGGAATTGTTGATAAAGCGCAAAAGCAGGTAAACGGTACGAAAAAGACGCACTATCGTATCGACGGTAAGGCATTAATCGAGGCTTTATTCCCTACAACACTGGATTCCGCAGAATCGCGGAACGGGAAACGCGAAGTCACGGAACCTATTCCGCAGAATCACGGAACCGAAAACGCAGAATCGCGGAACCATAACCGCGAAGTCGCGGAACCTATTCTCTATACAGATCATTACTCAGATCACCACAAACAGATCATAAAACCTTCTTGTCCGGTTGCGTCGCAACCAGACCCTGAAGTTGCGATCACTGATAACGCCATTCTGGTTTTAACCCATTTGAACCAGGTCAGCGGCTCCCGCTTTCAGAAATCAAAAACCTCGCTGGAAAACATTCGTGCTCGTCTGCGTGAAGGTTATAGCGTTTCTGACCTGCAACTTGTTATCGACCTGAAACACGAGCACTGGAACGGCAACGATGAGCAGTATCAATACATGCGCCCTGAAACACTGTTTGGCCCGAAAAAATTTGAGGGGTATCTGCAAAGCGGGATCCGCTGGGACAAGAAGGGGCGTCCGCCACGTGAATGCTGGGGCGAAAAGAAACATGACCCAATGAAGTTCGGTCCGGTTGATACCAAAATTCCAAAGGGGTTCAGGGGATAATGACAAACAAATATTGCCATGCGCTGGCGGAACTGCGCAGCAAACCAGCCCACGAACTGAAAGAGGTTGGCGATCAATGGCGTACTCCGGATCTGTTGTTTTGGGGGATCAACGCAATATTCGGGCCGTTGGTTCTGGATCTGTTTGCTGACGACGATAACGCGAAGTGTCCTGTCTGGTACACCGCCGAAGATAATGCGCTGACGCAGGACTGGTCTGAACGGCTGGAGGAACTGGTCGGTGCCGCGTTTGCGAATCCACCATATAGCCGCTCTCAGTACCATGAAAAGCAAGCGATCACTGGCATGACCCACATCATGAATTACACAATGGTGATGCGTGAAAAAGGAGGGAGATATATCTACCTCATTAAGTCAGCCACAAGTGAAACATGGTGGCCGGAAGATGCCGATCACATCATGTTCATTCGAGGTCGTATTGGTTTCGACCTGCCGTCATGGTTCGTTCCATTGGATGAAAAGCAAAAGCCCACCAGCGCATTTTTTGCTGGTGCAATCGCCGTCTTCGATAAGTCCTGGCGCGGCGAGCGTTTCAGCTACATCAGCCGTACCGATCTGGAGGAAAAAGGGAAGGCGTTTATGTTGCTGGCCACATTTGCCGCTGGCAAGGCCCGGCAGGAAGAAACAGTACAGCCAACTGCGCCGCTGACATTGCCAGAAGTCGAATCGCGTATCTGGCCTCTCGAGGTTAGTCTGGTGTTTAACCAGGTGGATGGCGTTGACACCCTGACTGAGTCACAGCAGAACAAGCTGAAAGGCAATATCAATCAACTGTGGCTTGAACGTATGCCCACCAGCGAGATTATTGCCGTTGCCTCTGGTCTTGCCAGCAGCATGCAGGGGGTGACTCATGCGTGAGATTATCGTTGATAACTTTGCTGGTGGTGGCGGCGCGTCAACTGGTATTGAAATGGCGATTGGTCGCAGCGTTGATATCGCGATCAACCATGACGAGAATGCCATCGCGATGCACAAGACGAACCACCCGGACACACTTCACTACTGCGAATCCGTATTTGAAGTGGATCCGCGCGCGGCGACGGGGGGCTTACCGGTTGCCCTGGCATGGTTCAGTCCTGATTGTCGCCATTTTTCGAAAGCCAAAGGTGCGAAGCCAGTAGAAAAAGCGATTCGTGGTCTGGCCTGGGTTGTTCTGCGCTGGGCACTCGATGTTAAACCGCGAGTGATGAAGCTGGAGAACGTCGAAGAGTTCAGAACGTGGGGACCGTTGATTGAGATCCCACCAAAACCCGATATGCCAGAATTGCTGATGCGCGAATTTACGGGACCAGTCTTCCCTGGCTATAGCCGTCCGGATCCTGCGCGCGCTGGCGAAACTTTCGAGGCGTTTATCGACATGCTGACTACCGGCATTCCTGCAAATCATCCGGCGCTGGTGGAGTGCTGTGAATTCCTGGGTATTCCTCTCGGCAGCGAGGACGCCGCCAGACTGGTAAAAGGTCTGGGTTATGTCGTTGAGTATCGCGAACTGCGCGCCTGTGATTACGGTGCGCCGACGATCAGAAAACGCTTCTTCATGGTTATGCGTTGTGACGGGAAACCGATAGTGTGGCCGGAGCCAACACACGGGGATCCGAAGTCACCGGCGGTTCAGGCTGGCAAGCTGTTGCCGTGGCGCACCGCTGCGGAGTGTATCGACTGGACCATTCCTGCGCTGTCGATCTTCGACCGCAAAAAACCACTGGCAGTGAATACGCTCAAGCGCATCGCGCGCGGTATTCAGCGTTTCGTTATCGACAGCGCGTCGCCGTTTATCGTGAAGTGCAACCATACCAGCACCAAAACGCATTACGACTGCTTCCGGGGCCAGTCGCTGGAAGAACCGCTGCAGACAATCACCAAAACCCACGGCTATGCAATCGCGGTACCGCACCTGACTAAGTTCAGAACAGGCGCGACAGGGCAGGATGTCACACAACCAGTCCCGACAATCACTGCCGGCACGTCACGGCGCCCGGGCGGGAATGGTCATGCTCTCGGCATCGTTGAGGCCGCGCTTACACCGTTCCTGGCTGGTAACGGTGGCAGTGAGTACCAGGCAAAGCCTCGCCCGCTGGATAAACCCGCTCACACCATACTGAAACAGTCTCGTGCCTGCCTGGTTGCGCCGGTTATCGCTCGCCAGTTTGGGGCCAGCATCGGTCACCGGGCAGACGAACCGAGCGCGACGATTACGGCGGGCGGTGGCGGTAAGTCACAACTGGTTTCTGCTTTCCTCACGAAGCACTACGGCGGAAACTATACGGGACCGGGCGTCGGGCTGGATGAGCCAGTCCACTCGGTGACGACGGTCGATCATCATGCTGTGGTGGCCTCTCACCTGGTAAAACTGCGCGGCACCTGTCGCGATGGTCAGCCCACGAGTGAACCAATGCCGACAGTTACGGCCGGTGGCCTGCATGTCGGGGAAGTCAAAACCACACTGGCGGTCGAAGACTACGACGAACAGCGCACACAGCAAACGCTGGCGTTCCTGCGTGAATACTGCGGCGAGGTATGCACCGGGATGGTAGACATCGATGGGATAACGTACCGCATCGTTGATATCGGTATGCGTATGCTTCAGCCGCACGAGCTTTACCGCGCACAGGGCTTCCCTGACTGGTACATCATCGATCAGGATTATCGCGGCAAGCGCTACGCCAAAGATAAACAAGTGGCCCGCTGCGGCAATGCAGTCCCGCCACCGTTCGCTGAAGCGCTGGTGCGCGCCAATTTGCCTGAGTTATGTGTGAGCAAGGAGGAACAAGCAGCATGATGAACTTAACGGCTCGCCAGCAGCATGTACTGGATACCCTGATCAGCTTTCAACGCGAGCATGGTTATCCTCCAACCAATACAGAACTTTCGGCGCTGCTGGGATGCAGCTCCCCAAATGCCGCTGCGGATCATCTGCGCGCACTGGAGAGGAAAGGAGCTATCACCCTGACGCGTGGCGTTTCGCGGGGAATAGCCATCAACGATCTGGAGAACGTTGCTGATGCTGATTCCCTGCTGCATGCACTTGTGAATGGTGAGGATGGTGCGAAGGACCGTGCAATCGCCTATCTCAAAAACAAGGGGATCCGGGTATGAAGCTGGTGCTGCCGTTTCCTCCGAGTGTGAACACGTACTGGCGCGCCCCGAATAAGGGGTCGCTGGCAGGGCGCCACCTGATAAGTGCCAAAGGTCGCCAGTTCCAGTCGTCAGCATGTGCGGCAATCATTGAACAACTGCGCATGCTCCCTAAGCCGTCATCGTCACCGGCGTCTGTCGAAATAATCCTGTTCCCGCCTGACAACAGGATCCGGGATCTGGATAACTACAACAAAGCGCTGTTTGACGCTCTTACCCATGCGGGGATCTGGGAGGACGACAGCCAGGTAAAAAAAATGCTGGTGGAGTGGGGGCCAGTAGTGAAAGGGGGAAGAGTAGAGATCTCGATCAAGAAATTTGAGGAAAAAATATCATCTTGCTAGAGCAAAACATGGGTAATTCAGGGTATGGTTATCCAGTGCAAGCGAAACGGGAGTGCAGTCCCCTTCGCACTAAAACAGTGGAGAAAACAATGAGTCAATTACTTGTGATTGACGGCGTTTCTGTACGCCGTGATATGGATGGACGTTTCTGTTTGAATGATTTACACCGGGCTTCCGGTGGTGAGAAACGGCATCAACCTTCCAACTGGGCTTCACTTTCCCAGACTAAGGAGCTAATCGCCGAAATTTCGAGCGCTCCTGATATCACAGGAGCGGCCCCAATTATCACCGTCGCTGGTGGTAACAACCAGGGTACTTTCGTGTGCAAAGAGCTGGTTTACTCTTATGCAATGTGGATTAGCCCTAAATTCAATCTGAAGGTTATCCGGACCTTTGATGCAGCACAAACACCGCCTTCGAACGCACCAACATCTGACAAGATTCAGGCCGGTATTATCCTGCTCGAATCAGCCGCCAAAATGCTGAACCTCTCAAATTCATCAAAGCTTGGGGCGTACCACAAACTGCAGCAAGTTGCTGGTCTGCCAGACCTGATGCCGCACTACGCAATTGATGCGCCAGCAGGCGCGCAGGACGGGTCTAGTCGGCCTACGCAATCACTAAGCGCCCTCCTCAAGGCTAATAATCTCCGGATCACTGCCAATCAGGTCTATCACATGATGTCCCGGCAGGGGATTGTTGAGCAGAAACAGCGCCAGAGCCGTTCAAGTATCAATGGAGTTAAAAAGTTCTGGTCGCTTACTGCGAAAGGCTGTCTGTTTGGGAAAAACATTACCAGTCCAGCAAACCCGCGCGAGACTCAGCCACATTTCTTCGAGTCAAAATTTGCTGAGTTGATGAAGCTTATCGATCTGGTCGGGTGAGGTTGCTGTGAGAGCGTTGTTAACTCCTGAAATTGCTCATCGAATGGGGGTTGTGCTTTTCCGTCCCGGCGCTGAACTGATGCCGCTATTCATGCGCGGTCGGGTCTTACTCGAGCCAGAACCTGAAAGCATGACCTCTTACGATACTGGTCCTGTGCCGGCAGCGGTTCAGCCTTTGGCAGACGATCCGGTAATGAGTGAGATATTTGAGGATCAGCGCGTTATTCAGCGCGCTGGTGGATTGTCTTCGCTTGATGGCTGGTTAAACAAAAAGTTTGAATGCCAGTGGCCCCATTCAACTTGGCACGACAAGAATTTCACGATAATGCGGCATAAGCCAGGGAGCATCCGGCTGTGCTGGCATTGCGACCACACCCTCGCTGGGCAATACACGGAACAGCTTGCAGGTATAGCCAGCAAAAACCTGGTATCCTGGATTATGTCAGTCATCCGTACGGATTTAGGTTTTCCAGAGTCGCATGTACTGACCCTTCCGGAGCTGTGCTGGTGGATGGTCAGAAATGATCTGGGCGATGTTATTCCTGAAAGTGTTGCGCATAAGGCGCTGAGACTGCCGGCTGAAGAACCGAAATCGATCATGCGAGAAAGCGATATTGTGCCTTCGTTACCGGCCACCAGCATTGTGCAGGAGAAGGCGAAGAAGGTACTGACACTCAGGATTGATCCGGAATCGCCGGAAAGCTTCATGCTACGTCCGAAGCGGAGACGCTGGGAAAATGAGACATACACACGGTGGGTGAAAGTTCAGCCGTGCGCATGCTGTGGTAAGCAGGCAGATGATCCGCACCACCTGATAGGTCACGGTCAGGGTGGCATGGGGACAAAAGCGCATGACCTCTGGGTGTTGCCTTTGTGCAGAAAGCATCACGACGAGTTACATGCGGATATCGTGGCATTCGAAGAGAAATACGGCTCGCAGCTGGAGCTGATATTTCGTTTTATCGATCGTGCGCTTGCAATTGGCGTGCTTGCATGAACAGTGGAGATAACATGCGAGATATTCAGATGGTATTAGAGCGCTGGGGGGGTTGGGCAGCTAGTGATAGTTCAGGAGTTGATTATTCCCCTATCGCAGCTGGCTTTAAAGGGCTTCTTCCTCAGACAAGTAAAACACGTCTATCATGCACCGATGATGATGCCCTTATCATAGAAGGTTGCTTAGCCCGACTTCAGAAGCGAAAGCCTTATGAGCATTCACTACTGGTTGCGCATTATTTGTATGGCATTTCTAAACGTAAGATAGCGAGATCGCGCAAGAAGGATGAAAAATTGATACGTATCGAGATACAAATGGCTGAGGGGTTTATTGATGGATGCCTTTCTATGCTGAATGTAACACTTGATATGGATTAATAAAGGTTGAGAAAGATAACTATACGGTATCTTTCTCAATTTTCTCAAATTCTGGCAACGGATTCGCTGTACTGTTTTTTCCTATGTTGATCATTATTTCCACTGTGGCTTCCCGAGAGCGCAACAGCTTCTGTCTAAACTCATCAGTTGTATGTTTCGATGCTAACTGTTCATCAATGGTCTTCAAATCCCGGAGGCACTGCTTTCTTTTGGCAGCATCTTCAGGTGATTCCAATCCATGACGAGCAATAACCCAGCAAAGTATATATGTCAGACCTGCGGAAATAAGTGGTATGAATAGATATAGCAATTTCGCAAGGCCTGAATTGGCGTCAGGTACGCAAAACGCTACCAAACCTGACAAAATGATGCCAAAACCACCAGTAGAGAGGGTTGAAGTGACTGGGCTAGTTGATTTTTTATCATCAGACATTTGAACTGGCGCCGTCCTTCTTTGCTTCTTCTATCAGTTGAACGATAGTTTTGCTTTTGTCTTTTGGCATAACAATAGTGACTGATCGTTTGTCATTAGTGACCTTATCAACAAAAACGAATTCAAACTTACGGACAGGGAATAATCTCCGCCATAGTAGAGCGGATGCAGCATACGAGAAGCGAAATAGAAGAGGTGATACCATGATCACCCCTATCCACATCGCGAGTTCTATGATCTGCTGAGTTAACATCATTCCTGTCTAAGCTGGTCGTCTACGTTTAACTTTTTTGATAGCATAACGGTTTGTTACTCCCCGCGCAGTAAATGTTTTAGTCGTTTCTAAATCAACAACATACAGATCTTCTTTCGAGAATTGAACTGTTGCAGCCTGAACCTGAGAAAGGAAAACATTGTCATCTAGGCTTACTGAATGCTCATCACCGAGATAATCAATTCTCCACCCCTTATTCCCTTCAAAGTTTACTTGAATGAATCTGACGTTAACCTCATCAATAGAAATCTCTTTTTCAAGCAAAGTGCCACGTGGTAGTGGTTTGATTTCTTCAGTTTCTTCACCTTCAAGCCTGAGAATCTCTTCTCCGTTATCATCAGTAATCTTGAAGATCGGGCGCTCTTTACCATCCAATGGCGCTCTAACAACGTTAACTAAAGCTTGTCGTATCTCAGGGTCAGTCACTAACTTTGCAACAGCCTCATTACAAACAATTTCTTCGCCATCAAGCTCTAACACTGATTCTTGTGTATCGACCCTTCTGGTAACAGAAATAACCTTTCTACTCCCCAATTGCCGAATCAATGCAAGAGCAGATCCCCCAGCTAAAGCACCACCGGCAACAGTTAGTCCAATGGCTTTGGCGACATTGACTGCATGAGGGACCAATTCCAGCATCGAATAAATAACGCCGATTGATCCTGGGGCTGCTGGGGCTGTAACCATCAACTTGACTGTTTCCTGCCCATCATTAAGATTCCGATCCGCCTTCGATATAAGGTCAGCCATTGATCCTATTGATAAACTTAGCGTTTTTGCATCAATTTTATGCTGTGCTAATTCTTCATCTTCTGCATCGTAGAAGACTTTGAAAGTGGTAGAGCTATCCAATTTCGCCTCAGTTTATTTTTAATCCTATCCTGTGGGCTTAAATTAGCGTGAAAGGGATAAAAAATCACTAACGCGGTCCGCATTTTCTCTTTTATTGTGTTAAGAGTGGTCACTTAGACACGTACTTAAGGTTTCAGTTTCCGTGACCTTTCTCATAGATTGCCCCTTTTCTCCCTGCTAGTAATGGTGTTCCACACAGCAAGGAGAAGGTATGAGTAAATGTGGCAGTTGCGCTAAACCTTTACGACGTTCTTTGAAAGTGATGCGCGAGGGAGTCTCCCTCAAGTCATGCCCTGAATGTTCAGGAAGGGCTGGGTATCATGTGTTTTATCGTTTAGAAGACTTTGGTGACCGGGAAATGGAGGACGGAAGAATAATCCCCCAATCATGGTGCCCAGCGTGCAGAGCCGATGTTCCTTCATCGATCTCACCATTTTTGTCTGTAAATAATTAAGCACAACAAATTTATAAGGCTCACTTCGGTGGGCCTTTTTTCTTTCCCCTCATTTCTGAGAGGACTCACAGCAATAAGAGGGGGCTAAATGTCCGATCCTGTTTCTGGCACTACTATAGCTGCTGGTGGACTGATGGGGGCCAGCATGTTCGGCCTGGCAACCGGCATTGATTACGGCGTAGTGTTTGGTGCTTTTGCTGGTGCAGTATTCTACGTTGCGACGGCGGTGAACATCAGCCGCTTTAAGCTGGTGGGATATTTCATCACGTCATTCATCTTTGGCGTTCTTGGCGCTCCGCTAGTTGGCTCGTTTTTTTCTAAATGGACTGGATACAGCGACAGGCCACTTGATGCGCTGGGGGCGGTACTCGTTGCAGCAATTGCCATTAAGCTACTCACTTTCGTCAACAGCCAGGATTTGGGTAGCCTGTTTGGCTTTCTCTCTCGTTTGCGCGGAGGAGGGACCAGTAATGGTAACAAGTGATCCTTCAGCGATGATCAATGCGTTAATCTGCGGGGTCATCGTTCTTGTTCTGATGTTCTACCAACGTGACGGAGCGAGACATCGCCCGATGATATCTATGCTGGCCTACTTTGTTGTGCTGATATACGCCAGCATCCCGATCCGGTATCTGTTTGGTCTCTATCAGGAGTCACACTGGATGGTGGTCATCGTCAATCTGATCATCTGTGCTGTCGTGCTTCGCGCGCGGGGGAATTTGGCACGCTTAATTAACATTCTTCATAAATAAAAAAAGGAAGCGCGACATCTCCGCTTCCCTGAAAATTCGAGGCTTTGTGTTGTTTTAATGATTTGGAGTGTCGACTTTAGTCAAACTCTGTTTCGCGGGTATTACATCACATCCTTTGATTTGAGTTTTGTCCTGCCTCAATTTCGGATTAATCACATGAAACAATCTCAATTTCAGCAGGCGGCTGGTATAAGCGCCGGATTAGCTGCGCGCTGGTTTCTGCACATCGATGCGGCAATGAAAGAGTTTGGCATTACAGTAATTAATGATCAGGCCATGTTCATTGCACAAGTCGGGCATGAATCTGCTGGTTTTACCTCTCTGGTAGAGAGCTTCAACTACTCGGTAAACGGGCTGAAGAAAACATTTGGTAAGCGCCTGACGCCGTATCAGTGCGAAATGCTGGGGCGCGTTGATGGTAAGCAGGTCGCTCACCAGCCGCAAATAGCCAATCTGGTTTACGGTGACCGCATGGGTAATAACAGCCCGGGTGATGGCTGGAAATATCGCGGTCGCGGCCTGCTGCAAATCACTGGACGTGAGAACTACACCAAATGTGGTTCGGCGCTGAAGCTTGACCTTGTCAGTACGCCAGAACTTTTGACGCAAGAGCGCCATTCGGCCCGTTCGGCGGCGTGGTATTTCACGTTACGCGGTTGTCTCCTGCATTCGGGGGATGTGGAACGCGTCACGCAAATTATCAACGGCGGACAGAACGGCATTAAAGACCGTCGTGAACGTTACGCCAAAGCTAAAGCTGCACTGGTGTGAGGTCATATGGGACTTGAAATGATTATTGGCCTGGTTGTTGCCGTTCTGGCTGCAATTGCAGGCGCTTTTGGTCTTGGAAAATCACGCGGAACTATCGTCGCTGAGACCAAAGCTGAAAAGCAGCGTACTGAAGAACGTGCGGCAGCTACTGAAGCCGTTGCAGAACGCCGGGTAGAGGCAACGAAAGGAGCAAGGGATGTTCAGCAGACTGTTAATCATCTTCCTGATGACGATGTTGATCGCGAGTTGCGTGAGAAATTTACCCGCAAAACCTGAAGTTACGGACACGGCCTGTGACTGGGTAAACATCATCTACCTTACTGAGCACGATATTGCTGTACTGGATAAGCAGACGAAGCGGGACATTCTGGCACATAACAAATCAGTGCTGGCTAACTGCAAGAAGGAGTTTAGTCATGAACGCAGAGAACCTAAGTGAAGCGTATTACATCAATAACGAGATAAAAGAACTACGGCGGCAGAAAAGTACACAGGAAATCAGCGCTAGGCTTGATGTGGCAAGTCAATTTAGGCGTCCACTTCTCTTAACATCATAGGAATTAAAGCAGGCACTGGCTAGCCTGCTTTAATCGATATAGTTATTTGCAATATATTTTGCCTAGAGATGTTATTGCAGCCGCGCGGGTGTCTGCGCCTCCATGCTCGGCTGCTCGTCTTAAGCAATTGATTACGTCATCCGTTGCTGGTGCACCTTCTCCTAAGGCATTAAGTGCTGCGATTCTTGTGCTGCTTCCACCTGTGTTAACGAGACCAATCAACAGATCAATGATTTCTTGTGGCATAGCATTACCTTTTCAAACGTGAATAAAATTATGTGCAATGTAATTCTGTACGTTTCCTATTTATCATGTTGAGCATAAGGTTTCTGTGGTATCAGTGAGATCTTTGCAAAGTAAATCTGGCTGTTTGTTTGGATCTGGCGAGAAATACTCAGCCACCACAACAAAAAGCCCCGCATTCGTGGCAATGCCTGGCTTATCTGGCAAGCGTTGCGTAGATGATTATTGATAATCATTATCGTTTGTGGGTCCTTTCCGGCGATCCGACCTGTTACGGGGCGGCGTCCGCGCAGATTCTCGCTATTTATGAAAATTTTCGGGTTTTTGCCGTTTCCGTTCTTCTTCTCGTTAATCCATTGTTTTAAAAGAAAACACCCCCTCAAAAGAAAGGAAACGTTAAGCCAGAAAAATGGGTAAAAAACCAGAGATTGTTTCCGTTCTCTTTTTTTGCGCACGGAGTGAGCTATGGAGGTCAACAAAAAGCGGCTTTCTGACATCTTCGGTGTCAGTGTGCGCACGATACAGAACTGGCAGGATCAGGGGATGCCGGTTGCGCGCGGTGGTGGAAAAGGTAACGAAGTACTCTATGACTCAGCCGCAGCTATCGAGTGGTATTCCGCGCGCGACGCGGAGATTGAGAATGAGAAATTACGAAAAGAGGTAGAGGATCTTCGCATTGCTTCGGAATCCGACCTCCAGCCAGGCACGATTGAATATGAGCGGCACCGGCTTACCCGAGCACAGGCTGACGCCCAGGAGCTAAAAAATGCCAAAGATACCGCTGAGGTGGTGGAGACCGCATTCTGCACGTTCGTGCTGTCACGGATCACCGGTGAAATAGCCAGTATTCTCGATGGGATCCCTCTGTCGGTTCAGCGGCGTTTTCCGGAACTGGAAAACCGACATATTGATTTCCTCAAAAAGGACATCATCAAAGCCATGAACAAAGCAGCTGCGCTGGATGAAATCATACCGGGGTTGCTGAGTGAATATATCGAACAGTCAGGTTAAGGGACTGCAGCACTCTGCGCGCGCGGGGCTTCATTCTCTGTACAGGCCAGAGCCGCAGACGGCAGTTGAATGGGCGGACACCCATTATTATCTCCCGAAAGAATCTGCTTATCAGGAAGGGCGCTGGGAAACATTGCCTTTTCAGCGCGCGATCATGAATGCGATGGGAAACGACTATATCCGCGAGGTGAATGTCGTTAAATCTGCCCGTGTTGGCTATTCAAAAATGTTGCTCGGGGTCTATGCATATTTTATTGAGCACAAACAGCGAAACTCCCTGATCTGGCTTCCTACCGACGGCGACGCCGAAAACTTCATGAAGTCGCATGTTGAGCCGACTATCCGGGATATTCCTTCACTGCTTTCACTGGCACCGTGGTACGGCAAAAAGCACCGTGACAACACGCTCAGTATGAAGCGTTTTTCTAACGGTCGCGGCTTCTGGTGCCTGGGCGGAAAGGCGGCAAAAAACTACCGTGAAAAATCGGTGGATATTGCCGGATACGATGAACTCGCGGCGTTCGACGACGATATTGAAAAAGAGGGATCTCCGACCTTTCTCGGTGATAAGCGTATTGAGGGGTCGGTGTGGCCCAAATCAATCCGCGGATCCACGCCCAAAGAGAAAGGAACATGCCAGATTGAGCGGGCGGCAAAAGAGTCAGAACACTTCATGCGTTTCCACGTTGCCTGCCCGCACTGCGGTGAGGAGCAATATCTCAAGTTTGGTGATAAAGAAACGCCATTCGGGCTGAAGTGGACGCCCGGCGAACCGGCCAGTGTTTTTTACCTCTGCGAACATAACGCCTGCGTGATTAAACAGCAGGAACTGGACTTTACTGAGGCCAGGTACATCTGCGATACCACAGGGATCTGGACGCGGGATGGTTTATCCTGGTTTTCGTCAACAGGCGCAGAAATTGACCCGCCGGACAGCGTAACGTTTCACATCTGGACGGCATACAGCCCGTTCACTACCTGGGTACAGATCGTCAAGGACTGGATAAAAACAAAGGGGGATACCGGAAAGCGCAAAACCTTCGTGAATACCACGCTGGGTGAAACGTGGGAGCCGAAAATCGGTGAACGGCCTGACGCGGATGTGATGGCTGAACGTAAGGAACACTTTGAAGCCTCAGTCCCTGATCGGGTTGCCTATCTGACCGCCGGGATCGACTCCCAGCTTGATCGATACGAAATGCGCGTCTGGGGATGGGGGCCAGGTGAAGAAAGCTGGCTCATTGACCGGCAGATCATCATGGGCCGTCATGATGATGAGGCGACGCTTCTCAGGGTTGATGAGGCGCTCAACAAAACATATCCCCGACACAATGGCGTTGAAATGTCGATATCCCGTATATGCTGGGATATTGGCGGTATTGATCCCACCATTGTCTATAACCGCTCGAAAAAGCATGGTCTGTTCCGCGTGATCCCGATAAAAGGGGCATCCGTTTACGGCAAGCCCGTCGCGAATATGCCGCGCAAGCGCAACAAGAACGGTGTCTATTTGACGGAAGTCGGTACTGATACCGCAAAAGAGCAGATTTACAACCGTTTCACCCTGGTAGCCGAAGGTGATGAACCGTTGCCGGGGGCCGTTCACTTCCCCAACAATCCTGATATTTACGATCTGGCTGAGGCACAGCAGCTGACCGCTGAGGAACAGGTTGAGAAATGGGTGGACGGGCGGAAGAAAATAGTCTGGGACAGCAAAAAGCGCCGCAATGAGGCACTCGACTGTTTTGTGTATGCGCTGGCGGCACTGCGGATCAGTATTTCCCGCTGGCAGTTGAACCTTGATTCTCTTCTGGTAAGCCTGCTGGAGGAAGAAGGGCCGCGTAAACCGAAAAAGACCGTGGCAGATTACGCCAGGGCATTATCTGGAGATGAGTAATGGCGTCACAATCCGATCTCGACAGCGCCCGCGCCGCACTGCATGACCTGATGACGGGAAAGCGGGTGGCGACGGTACAAAAGGACGGTCGCCGGGTAGAGTTTACGGTTACTTCGGTGAGCGACCTTAAAAAATACATTGCTGATCTGGAGGTTCAGGTCGGTATCACTCAACGTCGCCGGGGGCCGGCAGGATTTTACGTATGAAAACACCTGCACTTTTGGGGCCGGACGGCAGGACGTCGTTACGGGAATACGCCGGTTATCACGGCGGTGGTCATGGTTTTGGTGGGCAACTCAGGGGGTGGCAACCGCAGAGCGAAAGCCCTGATGCGGCGTTACTGCCCAATTTTGCGCGCGGTAACGCCCGCGCAGACGATCTGGTCAGGAATAACGGCTATGCCGCAAATGCGATACAACTGCACCAGGATCATATCGTCGGCTCATTCTTTCGCCTGAGCCACCGTCCGAGCTGGCGTTTTCTTGGCATTTCTGAAGAGGATGCCCGGGCTTTCTCCCGCGAGGTGGAAGCCGCGTGGAAAGAGTTTGCTGAAGACGACAACTGCTTTATCGATGCGGAGCGCAAACGCACTTTCACGATGATGATCCGTGAAGGCGTGGCAATGCACTCCTTTAATGGTGAATTGTGTGTGCAGCCCGCGTGGGACAGCAGCCCCGGACGCCTTTTCCGTACACAGTTCAAAATGGTCAGTCCGAAGCGTATCAGTAACCCGAATAACACGGGCGACACGCGAAACTGTCGCGCCGGTGTGGCGGTGAACAACACCGGGGCGGCGGTGGGGTATTACGTCAGCGATGATGGTTATCCTGGCTGGATGCCGCAGAAATGGACGTATATTCCGCGTGAGCTGGCTGGTGGGCGCACTTCATTCATTCACATTTTTGAACCGCTGGAGGACGGTCAGACCCGCGGCGCCAACCAGTTTTACAGCGTCATGGAGCAAATGAAGATGCTCGATACGTTGCAGAACACACAGTTACAGAGCGCTATCGTGAAGGCTATGTATGCTGCCACTATCGAGAGTGAACTCGATACCCAGACCGCGATGGATTTTATTCTCGGCGCTGATAATAAAGAGCAGCAGAACAAATTCACGGGCTGGCTGGCGGAAATGGCGTCGTACTACTCTGCGGCGCCGGTTCGCCTGGGTGGGGCTAAAGTACCGCACCTTATGCCGGGTGATTCCCTGAATCTCCAGTCGCCACCGAACGCGGATAACGGCTATTCGGTCTTCGAACAGTCGCTGTTGAGGTATATATCTGCCGGGCTTGGCGTTTCGTTTGAACAACTGTCCCGGAATTACTCCCAGATGAGTTACTCCACCGCCCGCGCCAGCGCCAATGAATCATGGGCGTTTTTTATGGGGCGCCGGAAATTCGTGGCGTCCCGTCAGGCGTGCATGATGTTTCTCTGCTGGCTGGAAGAGGCCATTATTCGTCGGGTTGTGACATTGCCTTCCCGGGCGAGGTTCAGCTTTCAGGAAGCGCGAAGCGCCTGGGGAAACTGCGACTGGATTGGTTCCGGGCGCATGGCTATTGACGGACTGAAAGAGGTTCAGGAAGCGGTCATGCTGATCGAAGCGGGCCTCAGTACGTATGAAAAAGAGTGCGCCAAACGCGGTGAAGATTATCAGGAAATTTTCGCGCAGCAGGTTCGCGAAACGATGGAGCGCCGCGCCGCCGGGCTCAAACCGCCTTCATGGGCTGCTGCTGCCTTCCAGTCCGGGTTAGAGAATTCCACTAAGGAGGAGAAAGATGACGCCCGAGCTGCGTAATCTCCCGCATATTGCCAGCCTGGCTTTTAATGAGCCGCTGCTACTTGAACCCGCCTATGCGCGGGTTTTCTTTTGCGCGCTGGCGGGCCAGTTGGGTATTACCCGTCTGACAGATACCGTTTCCGGCGTCACTCTCAGCGGTGAACAGATTGCTGAACCTCTTGCGCTGTTTGGTGACGATGAAGAGATGGGGCCGCGCCCGTCACGCAGTTACCAGGTGATCGACGGTATCGCGGTTTTGCCGGTTTCTGGCACGCTGGTGAGTAAAACCCGTTCGCTGAAACCGTATTCAGGTATGACGGGTTACAACGGCATTATTGCCCGCTTGCAACAGGCTATCAGTGATCCCGGCGTGGACGGCATTCTTCTGGATATGGATACACCTGGCGGCATGGTATCCGGTGCTTTTGACTGCGCTGACATTATTGCCCGTCTGCGGGATATCAAACCGGTCTGGGCGCTGGCGAACGACATGAACTGTAGCGCCGGGCAGCTTATCGCCAGCGCGACATCCCGTCGTCTTGTTACACAGACCGCCAGAACCGGTTCGATCGGCGTCATGATGGCGCACAGCAACAACGGTGCTGCACTCAAGACCAGCGGCGTCGAAGTCACGCTCATCTACAGCGGCGATCACAAGGTCGACGGAAACCCTTACGAAAAGTTGCCTAAGGATGTGCGTGCTGATTTTCAGTCACGTATTGATGCCACCCGACAGATGTTTGCTGAGAAGGTGGCCGGGTACACCGGCCTGACTGTTCAGGCGGTACTGGATACCGAAGCGGCGGTTTTCACCGGACAGGAATCCATTGAGAACGGAATCGCAGACGAACTCGTCAATAACACCGACGCGCTCAGTGTGATGCGCGATGCACTTGATAAACGAAAGAAAATAACCCTCGGAGGAAATATGAAAACTACCACTGCATCCGCTGAAACAACTCAGCCTGTAGCGGACGCATCAGCCGGAGTCACTCTCGACGGTGCGATGCCTGCCGCGGCGGTAAATGCTGCACCCGCCGATATCAGCGCGCAGGTTTCAGCGGCGGTAAATGCCGAAAACAGCCGAATCATGGGGATCCTGAACTGTGAAGAGGCGAAGGGCCGTGAATCGCAGGCGCGGGTGCTCGCGGCAACACCGGGTATGACGATTGAAAATGCGCAACTGATCCTCGCCGCGGCGCCAGCGAGCGCGCAGGTCAGAACGGATACCGCACTTGATCGCCTGATGGACACCGCGCCTGGTGCTGTCAGTGCCGCCAGCCAGGCATCTGATACCGATGACCTGATGAACACACCTGTATAAGAGGTTCCAATGCCAAACGAAGAATTTAAGCATTATCAGCCGCTGGGTAACAGTGACCCGGCACATACCGCATCCGCACCCGGTGCCTTAACGGACAGTGTTCCGGCGATGACGCCGCTGATGCTTGATCCCGCTGCCGGAAAGCTGGTTGTCTGGGACGGTGCTGCCGCTGGCACAGCGACAGGCATTCTCGCGATTGACGCCGATCAGAACAGTGCTCAACTGACGTTCTTTAAAACGGGCTCTTTCCGGATTGAAGATGTGTTGTGGCCTGATGCTGCGGCAACCGATAACGTCAGACGCAACGCCTTCGCCGGTACCTCCATCAGTATTGTGTGACCCCTTAACCAGCCAGTTATCTCCATCCATAAAGGCCGCATGAGCGGCCTTTTTTCTACGGGAAAAAACTATGTCTATGTATACCACTGCCCAGTTGCTGGCGGTTACCGAGAAAAAATTCAAATTCGATCCGCTGTTTCTGCGTATCTTCTTTCGTGAAAGCTATCCGTTTTCCACCGAAAAAGTTTACCTTTCTCAGATCCCCGGACTGGTGAATATGGCGCTGTATGTGTCGCCGATTGTCTCCGGCAATGTGATCCGCTCACGCGGCGGTAACACTTCCGAATTCACGCCGGGTTATGTGAAACCGAAGCACGAGGTAAACCCGCAAATGACGCTTCGTCGCCTGCCTGACGAAGATCCGCAGAACCTCGCCGATCCGGCATACCGCCGTCGCCGCATCATCCTCCAGAACATTAAAGATGAAGAGCTGGCGATTGCGCAGGTTGAAGAGATGCAGGCGGTTTCGGCTGTGCTCTATGGTAAATACACCATGACAGGGGATAAGTTTGACCCGGTTGAGGTGGATATGGGGCGCAGTGCCGTCAACAACATCACCCAGGCTGGCGGGGCTGCATGGTCCGGCAAAGACAAAGAAACGTATGACCCGACGGAGGACATCGAAGCGTATGCGCTTAATGCCAGCGGCGTGGTCAATATTATTGTTTTTGACCCGAAAGGCTGGGCACTGTTCCGTTCTTTCAAGGCAGTAAGAGAGAAACTGGATACCCGTCGTGGCTCAAACTCCGAGCTGGAAACCGCGCTCAAGGACCTGGGCAGGGCGGTGTCTTACAAGGGCATGTACGGCGATGTCGCGATTGTGGTTTACGCCGGGCAGTACATTGAAGGTGACGCCAAAAAGAACTACCTGCCGGATCTTTCTATGGTGCTGGGCAACACTCTGGCGCGCGGTCTGCGTACCTATGGCGCAATTCAGGACGTTGATGCACTGAATGACGGTATCAACTCCTCCACGCGTTATCCGAAAAACTGGATCCAGACTGGCGATCCGGCGCGTGAGTTTACGATGGTCCAGTCTGCGCCACTGATGCTGCTGGCCGATCCTGATGAATTTGTGTCGGTAAAACTCGCGTAATTCCTCTCGTATGGCCCTCCGGGGCCATTTCTCTGGAGCACTATCCATGACAGCAAAAGAAAAACTGGTTGAGCGCCTGAAAGCGCTTGGCGCACAACTTGGGCGTGATGTGAACGTTACCGGCACTGTCGAAGAACTGACGATGCGAGTTGCAGAGCTTGAGGAAGAGCTTGACGACGGTAACGATGACGAACAGTCCGGTAATAACGGGATTAACGCGCAGGAAAACGCCACGGACAATCCTGATGGTGATCAGGTGCAGGAGAAACCCGCGGTAACGGATGCCGGGCTGGTGACGGTTATTACGCGCGCCACCCTGCACATCGATGCGCTGCATGAAACAGAAAATACGCCTGTCGCCATCGCCGTGACAGGGATGTCGATCCGTGTTCTGCCGCATGAAGCCGAAGCACTGATTGCTGGTGGGCTTGCCAGCGAAAAATAACCGGGGGCGACGTGGCTGATTTAGACAACATTTTCGATGCTGCTCTGTCCCGTGCTGATGATGTTATTCGTTGCGCTATGGGGGTGGAAGCCTCAGTGACTTCCGGTGAAATGGCGGGGCAAACGATACGTGGTGTTTTTGATGATCCCGAGAGTGTCGCATATGCGGGCAGTGGTGTCCGGGTGGAAGGTACAAGCCCGTCACTGTTCGTGGAGACATCTTCTGTCAGCGAGTTGCGGCGCCACGATACCCTGGTGATCAACGGTTCGTCTTACTGGGTTGATCGTATCGGGCCGGATGATTGCGGAAGCTGTCATGTTTTCCTTGGTAAAGGTTCGCCGCCGGTATCAAACCGACGGCATTAAGGGGGAGGCATGTCCATTAAAGGTCTGGAACAGGCAATCGCAAACCTGAACAGTATCAGCACTACCGCCGTGCCGCGTGCTTCAGCGCAGGCGGTTAACCGTGTTGCGACACGCGCGGTTAATAAAAGCGTCTCTGTCGTATCGAAAGACACCCGGGTGCCACGCAAGCTGGTTAAACAGCGCGCAAGGGTAAGACGTGCCACGGTGAAGAAGCCGCGGGCGTTAATTCGTGTAAACCGGGGTAACCTGCCGGCGATCAAACTCGGTACCGCCAGTGTCAGACTTTCCCGCCGTAAACGTGACAGGCGAGGAGCAAACAGTGTGTTGCGTATTGGTCCGTTTCGTTTTCCGGGCGCATTTATTCAGCAACTGAAAAACGGTCGCTGGCATGTTATGCGGCGAACGGCAAAACCCCGCTACCCGATTGAGGTCGTCAGCATCCCGCTGGCGGTGCCACTGACAACGGCGTTTAAGGATGAACTGCCAAAACTGATGGAAACCGATATGCCCAAAGAGCTACGGGCATCCCTTAAAAACCAACTCAGGCTGATTCTGAAACGATGAAACACAGTGATATCCGACAGGCGATTATCGATGCCCTTGAAGGGACTATCGGTCATGACGCGATTTATTTTGACGGCCGGCCGGTGGCATTTGAAGAAAATGAATTTCCGGCAGTGGCTGTTTTTCTGACGGACGCAGAACCAACAGATGCTGTCCTTGATGCAAATGAATGGCAGGCCACCCTGCATATCGAAGTTTTTCTGCCTGCCCAGGTCCCTGATTCCGAACTGGATGAGTGGATGGAGTCACGTGTTTACCCGGCTATGGCGGATATTCCGGCGCTGGAGGGGATCGTTACGCTCATGAATGTCCTGGGGTATGACTACCAGCGCGATGAGAATCTGGCGCTGTGGAGTTCCGCCGACCTTAAATATTCCATTACTTACGAAATGTGAGGATGCTATGCCAACACCAAACCCGCTTGAGCCTGTAAAAGGTGCAGGCACCACGCTGTGGATTTATACCGGCACGGGGAATCCGTTCGCCAACCCGCTTTCGGATATCGACTGGAGCCGCCTGGCGAAAATCAAGGATCTGACACCGGGAGAAATGACGGCTGAACCGTATGATGATACCTATCTCGACGATGAAGATGCAGACTGGAGTGCAACGGCTCAGGGGGAAAAATCAGCCGGGGATACGTCCTTTACGCTGGCCTGGAAGCCGGGTGAAGCCGGTCAGAAAGACCTGGTAACCTGGTTTAATGATGGCTCGGTTCGCGCTTACAAAATCAAATACCCGAACGGTGCTGTTGATGTGTTCCGCGGCTGGTGCAGCAGTCTCGGCAAGGCGATCCCTGCCAAAGAAGTCATCACCCGCACAGCAAAAGTCACCAACACCGGCAAACCTGGACTGGCAGAAGAAAGCGGCGAGCCGGTTGTTCCGGTAACCGGCGTCACGCTGGATAAAGAGACTGCAGCGGTGGGTATTGGTGACACGACCACAGTGGTCGTCGGGATTACTCCTGCAGGGGCATCAGATAAAACCTTCCGCCTTTCCTCATCCGATCCGTCAGTGGCGACAGCAACTGCCAGTGATGACACCGTCACGATTACGGGGGCGGCGGCAGGTACCGCAGATATTGTGGTCATGACCAATGATGGCCTTTTCGTGGCGATCTGCAGCGTAACAGTTTCCTGAATACCGGGGCTTCGGCCCCGTCCCGGAGTTAATCATGTTTCTGAAAAGCGAACCGCTAAAGCAAAACGGTGCGAGCGTTACGTTGTATGAGCTGTCGGCGCTGCAGCGTATTGAGCATCTTGAATATCTGAAAAAAATTGAAGCCGTTGATGAAGGGGATATCCAGACAGCCATGGAAACCACTGTGCGTGGCAGTGCATTTGTGGTGGCGATGTCACTATGGCATGCCCATGCACTGAAAGGCACGCTGCCTGGTGGTGCTGCCGAAGAGGTTAAAAAAATACAGGATGAGGTGCTGTCTACCTGGCCTCTCGAGGTGCTGGCACTGGCTGAATACAGGATAAAAATCCTGTCCGGTATGTTACCGCCGCCAGAAGACGTTACTGAACCTGAAAGCGACGTTCAGGCAGAGCCGGTCACCGCGGAAAAGTCCTCGCCAGCGAGCTGACGTTCGTCATGAAGCTGGCGCGTGAGTTCAGTCGTCCTGACTGGCGCGCAATGCTGGCTGGCATGTCCTCCACGGAATACAGCGACTGGCGTATTTTCTACCGGGACAATTATTTTCATGACGTGCAGCTTGATGCTCACTTTTCAGGTTTGCTCTACACCCTTTCATCGATGTTTTTCCGTGACCCGGATTTGACTCCTGCCATCTTCAGCATACTGACACCGACTCCCGACGATTTGCCACCGGAAGAGCCTGATGACGATATGTTGATGGCGAAGGCGTCAGGAATGACAGGAGGCGTTCGCTATGGCCCAGACGGCAGTCGGGGATCTGGTTGTTAACCTTGACGTTAACTCGACAAAATTTAATGAACAGATAACCCACGTTAAGCGACAGTTCAGACAAACAGGGGATGCGGCTAATGATACGGAGTTACGTATCCGGCAGGCGTTCTCGCGTCAGGAAATTGCGGCAAAAAAAGCCGGTCTTTCCGTGGGGCAGTACTCGAATGCGATGCGTATGCTGCCCGCACAATTTACAGATATTGCGACGCAGCTGGCGGGCGGGCAGAGTCCGTGGCTCATTATGCTGCAGCAGGGCGGGCAGGTTAAAGACTCATTCGGCGGGATTATTCCCACGTTCCGGGCTTTGACGGGGGCCATATCTCCGCTGATGGTGGGTGTTGGCGCATTGTCAGTGGCAACGGGGGCGTTATTTTATTCGTGGTACCAGGGCTCATCCACGCTTTCAGATTTCAATAAAACGCTCGTTCTTTCAGGTAATTCGGCTGGCCTGACGGCAGACAGAATGCTGGTTCTGGCAAGAAACGGACAGAGTGCCGGGCTGACGTTCAGCCAGACGAGTGAGGCGCTGACGGAACTGGTTAATGCCGGCGTGCGCGCCGGGGCGAATTTCGATGCGATGAGCCAGTCAGTTTCCCGCTTTACTGAAGTGTCCGGCGTTCCGGTTGATAAGGTAGCTGCAGCGTTTGGCAAACTGACGAATGATCCTACCTCCGGTCTTATCGCGATGGCCCAGCAGTTCCATAACGTGACGGCTGAGCAGATTGCGTATGTTGCGCAGTTGCAACGTGCCGGTGATGAGGCTGCTGCCCTGCAGGCGGCTAATGATGCGGCAACCAGCGGGTTTAACGAACAGACAAAATCCCTGCGCGACAATATGGGGACCATTGAGTCAGCAGCGGATTCCCTGAAGCGCGCTTTTAAATCGATGTGGGATGCGGCGCTGGACGTCGGGCGACCGGATACAGCGCAGGAGATGGTCAGTAAGGCAGAAGCCGCGTTTAAGCGTGCGGATGAAATCTGGAACCTGCGTAGAAACGACGGGTACGTGAACAGTGAAGCGCGTGACCGGTTCTGGAATGACAGGGAAACAGCCAGGATGGCGCTGGAAATGGCACAGCAGCAAGCGGGTGTTGCAAGGGCGAATGAGGAGAATGCCTCCCGTGAAGCGGTTGCTGAGTCTGACAGGCAGAAATATGCCGCCCAGGCACAGGCTAACTATGCAAAAACACAGTCTGCACTTGAGAAGTACACACAAAGGCAGAATGAGCTGAATAAGGCGCTGAAAGAAGGGCGCATTCTTCAGGCAGATTACAACATTAATATGTCGGCGGCGAAAAAGGAGTACGAGGATTCACTGAAAAAGCCGGGCAAGGCTCCGGCGGTGAAAACGCCCTCCGGCGTCAGGGCCGTCGATACCGCCAGCGCACAGACGATTGAACTGCAGGCGCAACTGAGAACACTTCAGGAGCACCGCAGTATTACTGACACCATCAGCCAGCAGCGGCAGGAGCTCTGGCGCCAGCAGTCACGGTTTACTGTCCTTGAAGAAGCCGCGAAAACACGAACCCTTTCCACTCAGGAAAAATCCTTACTGGCCAGCAAGGATGAAGTCCTTTCCCGCGCAGAGGTTAACGCGCGCCTCGGTGATCAGATCATGGCGCAGGAGCGCCTGAACCGCCTGCAGGATACCTCCCGGAAATACGTCACGCAGATCGGCGAGAAAACGCGGGCGCTGGTTGCTGGTGGTGCGATGAGCAGCCGGGCCGCGCAACGTCAGAATGAAGAGGCGCAACTTCGTCAGGGATGGCTCAATGCGGGGGGGACTGATGCCAACCAGGGTTATCAGAATGAACTGGCCGCACTGAAAAACTACTACGCAGCGCAGGACAATCTGCGCGGTGACTGGCTGTCTGGTGCTAAATCAGCATGGGCTGATTATGCAGATTCAGCAACCGATGCTTATGGACAGATGAAGTCAGCCGCAGCCAGTACCTTTGATGGTATGTCGCAAAATCTGTCTGACATGTTGATAACAGGTAAGGCGAAAATGGCTGATTTTACCAGAGCGACATTGTCGATGTTGACTCAGATCCTGATGAAGCAGGCTCTGGTAGGAATTGTTGGCTCAGCAACTTCGGCTATCGGTTTTGCTGGTGGCGGTTTCACTGGTTCAGGTGGGAAGTATGAGCCCGCCGGGGTGGTTCACCGTGGTGAATTTGTTTTCACAAAAGAGGCTACCAGCCGGATCGGCGTCAGCAACCTGTACCGGATGATGAAGGGCTATGCCTCTGGTGGTCTGGTAGGTGGAGGTTCAACAGGTCCGGCGGCACCCTTCGGCGTCAGTGTCTATGCGCCGGTGACGGTTGAAAATCCCTCCTCCGGTATACAGCAGCAGAACAACGGGGAAGCGCTGGGACGAGCCTATCAGCAGGTGATTAATAAATCGGTGAATGAAGGGATTGCCAAAGCGATCCAGCCTGGCGGTTTAATCTGGAATGCGACAAAAGGCAGGTAGGTTTTATGGCAATAGAAACTTTTACCTGGCGTATCCAGGCGGCAAGTCAGCCGACAACGGGCAGCAGGGATGCAGTCCGTAAGGTGCAGTTTGGTGACGGGTATACGCAGATCAGCGGATCGGGCCTGAATGATGAAGTGCTCACTTATGAGTTTTCATATACAGGAAACCCGAAAACAGCGCTGGAAATCTACGCGTTTTTACGCCGGCATAAAACGAAGTCCTTTGTTTTTACGCCCCCTTACGAGGATAAAAACCTGTGGAGGGTTGAGGCTGACAGCCTCAGGAAGGTGGTCAAAAACAAAAAGGTTATGACCATTACAGCAACATTCGAGCAGGCATTTGCACCATGACATTGCACACAGATTATCAGAAGCTTGAGCCAGGCAATCCGGTGCGGCTTTTTGAAGTCGACGGAACCGCGTTTGGTGTGTCTGACGTGATGCATTTTCACGCGCATAACGTCGCGTATACGCCGGAGGAAATTGACGCTGCCGGCGGTGATGAAAGTAAACTCCCGGCAAAGTCGATCTGGTGGCAGGGGAATGAATATAAAGCCTGGCCATGTCAGATCGAAGGCATTGAGGCAACCACTGACGGCACCAGCCCACAACCCAAGCTCAGCGTAGCCAATCTCGACAGTTCGATTACTGCCCTGTGTCTTGCTTATGATGATCTTCTGCAAGCGAAAGTGTCTGTCCACGACACCCTGGCGAAGTATCTTGATGCCAGAAATTTTACTGGCGGTAACCCGACAGCCGATCCGACGCAGGAGAAGCTGAAGGTTTTCTACATTGACGCTAAAAGCAGCGAGACCAACGAGGTTGTTGAATTTACGCTGACCAGCCCGATGGACCTGCAGGGGCTGATGATCCCGACGCGCCAGTTGCATTCTCTGTGTACCTGGTGCATTCGCAATAAGTATCGTTCCGGCGATGGCTGTGATTATGCCGGCACGCGCTATTTCGATAAAAACAACAAGCCCGTCAGTGATCCTTCCCTGGATGAATGTAACGGTACTCTTACGGCCTGCAAACTGCGACATGGTGAAAGTAACGAGTTACCGTTTGGCGGGTTCCCCGGCACCTCTTTAATCAGGAGTTAATATGCGGCAAAAAACCATTAGTGCCATTATGGCGCATGCCGCTGCCGAGTATCCTCGGGAATCCTGCGGTGTGGTAGCGCAGAAAAGCCGTGTTGAGCGTTACTTTCCGTGCCGCAATCTGGCAGCAGAACCGACAGAGCATTTTCATCTTTCACCGGAGGATTATGCGACCGCAGAAGACTGGGGAACGGTGATCGCTATCGTTCACAGCCATCCGGATGCAACAACGCAACCGAGTGAACTGGATAAGGCTCAGTGTGACGCAACGCTTCTCCCCTGGCATATTGTCAGCTGGCCGGAAGGTGATTTACGGACCATTCAGCCTCGCGGGGAGCTACCGTTGCTCGAGCGACCGTTTGTTCTTGGTCACTTCGATTGCTGGGGGCTGGTGATGAGCTACTTCCGGCAAACCCACGGGATAGAACTTCAGGATTACCGCGTGGATTATCCGTGGTGGGAAGATCAGTATCCGGATAATTTTTATCAGGAGTGCTGGTTTGAATGTGGATTCCGGGAGTTTGAAGGTGCGCCACAACCAGGCGATATGGTGATCATGCAGGTCCAGGCGAATAAGTGGAACCATGCCGGGATCCTGCTGGACGGTAACATGTTGCTGCATCACCTTTATGGGCATCTCAGCCAACGGGTTCCGTATGGTGGATATTGGAAGGAAAGAACGATGAAAATCCTGAGATATGAGTCACTATTCTAATTTGAAGCGTGTAGATACAAAGATAAGCATAGTTTCGATAACTTTGTGTTGATGTTAAGATGTTTCCGATTGCAAACAAGGGAAACTAAAAATGCAAAAAGTTATCGTGGCAACACTGGCCATTATGATTTTATCTGGCTGCTCAGTTCGTAAAGAAATGGTCCCTATGGGGGGAAGTAAAGCCGATGGTACAGTGAGAATGGGTTATACAGTTGGTCAGTTTGAAAAGCCTGTTGTCGATCTAAATCAGGCTTCTTTATTGGCAGGACAGAAATGCAAAACATGGGGATATGAAGGGGCAGAACCTTTTGGCGGTCAGACTGTTCAATGTGGTCAAACAGATGGCTGGGGTAGTTGCATTGTTTCGAATGTCTCTGTTGAATATCAATGCACGGGCGGAAAAGCCGCTCAAAACTGATAAATGATTACATTCTAAAAAAACCGCTGCGGCGGTTTTTTTTATGGAGTTTTTAAATGTCAGAAATACTAACTCGCATAGAACTTTACGGTGTGTTAGGGAAAATTTTTGGTCGAACTCATTATCGTCTTATTCGGACGACAGGAGAGGCTGCTTATTCATTAACAAAAACTATTAATGGTTTTGAAAAGTATCTAAACACTAGCCGTATGAGAGGGATTACGTATGCGGTATATAAAGGGAAAAATAATATTGGTGTTGATGATCTCGGATTTCCTGTTACGGGGGAAGTGATCAAAATCATTCCTGTTATTATAGGCAGCAAAAAAGCAGGTTTGTTACAAACAATACTGGGAGTTGTTTTGGTGGCAGTTGGTGCTATTGCTACATACTTCGGTGGGGGCGCTGTAGGTGTGCCATTGATGAAGTTTGGTGCTGCTTTAGCAATTGGAGGAGTCATACAAATGTTGTCTCCTCAATCAACCGGTCTAGCCAGCAAACAGGATGCTGCTAATCAGGCCAGTTACGCTTTCGGTGGCGTGACGAATACCGCCGCACAGGGTTACCCCGTTCCTCTCTTATACGGAAAGCGTCGCATCGGTGGCGCAATCATCTCCGCCGGCATCTACGTCGAAGATCAGCAATAAAAAATCACTTTCCTCCAGGCCACCTTAGGGTGGCTTTTTTTATGGGTACGATATGGCAACTGCAACCGCTATTAAGGGCCGCAAGGGCGGCAGTTCAAAAACCCGCACGCCAACCGAACAACCCGATGATCTGCAGTCTGTTGCAAAAGCAAAAATCCTGATTGCGCTGGGTGAAGGCGAATTTGCAGGCCAGTTGACCGGGAAAGACATCTACCTTGACGGAACGCCCATTGAAAACTCTGACGGTTCGAAAAACTTCGGTGGAGTGGCCTGGGAATTTCGTCCTGGTACTCAGGCGCAAAAATATATTCAGGGGATACCGGGCACCGAAAATGAAATTAATGTGGGTACGGCGATCTCCAGCAGTACGGCATGGACGCATACCTTCACAAATACCCAGCTTTCAGCCATCCGCCTGCGTCTGAAATGGCCCTCACTTTTCAGGCAGGAAGACGACGGCGATCTGGTCGGATACTCGATTAATTATGCGATCGATCTGCAGACCGACGGTGGCGCATGGCAGACAGTGATCAACACGCGTGTGACCGGGAAAACCACATCAGGTTATGAGCGCAGCCATCGCATTGCTCTGCCGCAGGCAGGAACGACGTGGACAGTGCGACTTCGCAAAATTACCGCTGATGCCAATAGTGCAAAAATTGGTGATGCGATGACGCTGCAAAGCTACACGGAAGTGATCGATGCCAAGCTGCGCTATCCGAACACTGCACTGCTCTACATTGAATTTGATTCCAGTCAGTTTAATGGCTCCATTCCGCAAATTTCCTGCGAGCCGCGCGGGCGCGTAATTCGTGTTCCGGATAATTACAACCCCGAAACCCGGACTTATGGTGGTACATGGACTGGCGCGTTTAAATGGGCGTGGACAGACAACCCGGCATGGGTTTTTTACGATCTGGTTGTGACGGATCGTTTTGGTCTGGGGAATCGCCTGACGGCGGCAAACATTGATAAATGGACGTTGTACCAGGTGGCGCAGTATTGCGATCAGCCAGTGCCGGACGGAAAGGGTGGCAGTGGTACCGAACCACGTTATATCTGCAACGTTTACGTGCAGAACCGGAATGAGGCATACACCGTGCAGCGGGATTTCGCAGCCATATTCCGCGGGATGACTTACTGGGGCGGCGATCAGATAGTGGCGCTGGCGGACATGCCCCGCGATATCGACTACACCTATACACGCGCCAACGTCATTGACGGGCAGTTCGTCTATTCAAGCAGCACGACAAAAACCCGCTATACAACGGCGCTGGTCTCCTGGTCCGATCCGGATAATGCTTATGCGGACGCGATGGAGCCGGTGTTTGAACAGTCGCTTGTTGCCCGGTACGGCTTCAATCAGCTCGAGCTCACTGCAATCGGCTGCACCCGGCAATCTGAGGCAAACCGTAAGGGGCGCTGGGGGATCCTGACCAATAACAAAGATCGGGTAGTGACTTTCTCTGTTGGTCTGGACGGTAACATCCCGCAGCCGGGTTATGTCATTGCGGTCGCCGACGAAATGCTGTCGGGGAAAGTCACCGGCGGTCGTATCAGTTCGGTGAACGGCAGGGTTCTCACCCTGGATCGTGTGGCTGATATAGCTCCCGGTAATCGTCTTATTGTGAACCTGCCGTCCGGCGTGTCGCAGGCCAGAACAGTCCAGGCGGTGAACGGCAGGACCATTACAGTCACGACAGCTTACGGAGAAACACCGCAGGCCGAATGTGTATGGGTTGCTGAATCAGATGAGCTCTATGCGCAGCAGTACCGCGTTGTGAGTGTGGCCGATAATAACGATGGCACATTCACGATTTCCGGGGCTTCTCATGATCCGGATAAATATGCCCGCATTGATACTGGCGCCACCATTGATCAGCGGCCTGTCAGTGTCGTTCCTCCGGGTAATCAGCATGCGCCGGAAAACATCATTATCAGTTCGTTTTCCGTTGTTCAGCAGGGTATCAGCGTCGAGACGATGCGTGCCAGCTGGGACCAGGCACCCAATGCCATCGCTTATGAGGCACAGTGGCGCCGCAATGATGGCAACTGGGTAAACGTACCGCGCAGTTCCACCACGTCTTTCGATGTTACGGGGATTTATGCCGGGCGCTACCTGGTGCGTGTGCGTGCCATTAACGCCGCGGAGATCTCCTCCGGATGGGGTTACTCGGAAGAGAAAACACTGACGGGTAAGGTCGGTAACCCGCCGAAGCCGGTTGGTTTTATGGCAACGGGCATCAACTGGGGTATTCGTCTGAACTGGGGGTTCCCTGCAAACACTGCTGATACGCTGAAAACGGAGATTCAGTACACCGCGAACAGTGATTTTTCAGATCCGTTGTTGCTTTCTGATGTGCCTTATCCTTCATCGGAATACACACAACTCGGCCTGAGAGCGGGGCAGGAGTTCTGGTACCGCGCGCAACTGGTGGATAAGACCGGAAACGAATCGGGATATACCGACTGGATCCGCGGCATGTCCAACGATAACGCCGATGACTATCTCGGCGATATTGCGGATGGCTTCCTGACTTCCGAAGATGGCGATCGCCTGACCGGAGACATTGACACCAGTCTGGAAGCTGCACTGCAAAATGCTCTGGCGAATCATTCAACCGTTGAGCATCAGTGGGCGCAGTTTGGAGAGGTCCGTGCAGATATCCTGATTGTTAAAACAACCATCGCTGATGTTGATAAAGCGATGGCTGAACTGTCCACACAGGTTCAGGCGCAGATCGAGGATGTGACCGCCACGCTGGAGGACAAGCTCACTGCGGTAGTTGATGCGGACGGGGCGACAGCAATTCACACGCTGAAGGCTGGTGTGCGAATCAACGGCGTGATGTACAACGCCGGGATGTCGATTGCAGTGCTGGCGCAGGCTGGTCAGCCCGTGATTACCCGTGTCGGTTTTAACGCCAACCAGTTTGTGCTGATGAGCGGCAGTGGAACGACTCAGTATTCACCATTTGCCGTTGTAAACGGTCAGGTGTTTATCAGTTCAGCGTTTATCCAGGACGGAACGATCACCAATGCCAAAATTGCGAACTATATCCGCTCGAATAATTTCCTCGCCGGAACACGTGGCTGGAATATAGATAAGAGTGGTGACTGTGAATTTCACGGGAAGTTTTATGCTGACAGTGGTCAGTTTGCTTTTAATGGTGTGAATAATACGGTCGTTATTAACGGCAATGGAATTACTGTCAATCTGTCTGGTGGCGGGCGTGTTGTCGTTGGTAAATGGTAGGTGAGTTATGCCAGAAGGTATTCTGATTGATTATAACGATGGTCGCCCGGTCATGGCGATTACAGCGGGGCTTCGTGCCCCGTCGTTTTGCACGAACTTTTCGGGGCGCGGTACGGCTGGTAATCAAATGACAATAAGCACTCCGCTAACGGCTGGGTCACAGGTGATTGTTGTACCAACGAAGCCGGTCGAAGTACAGGATATCGTCGATAACCAGGTATTTCTTCAGATCCCCGTATTGATGGCGTCAGTTGCACGAAATGGGAATAGCGGAGTAATCATTAGCGGCGGTCCCCAGTTCGGATACAACCTGACTCCGCGGGACTGGAGCGGTACGGTTCTTGAGATATTGCCGGCAGGAACTTACAACACCGGCCTGCTGGTGGCTGACTCTACCGATTTCACTGCTATATCGAACAACGCTAAATTAATGACATGCGCATGGGTTGGGCAGTGGGTTGTGAATGGGTCTCGTGCTCTTCCTGTTAGCGGGATACCCTTCGCCCGCTGGGATAACGGAGGGGTATCAGTAGGATTCGACGGTACCAATATTATTGTGCGGGATACCAATTACACAGGGTCTGATGACGTCACCGGGAGCGTTACATTAGACCTTGTCATATTCAACAACACGGCCCCGGTTGGGGGACCTGGTATCACCATGACCAACTCAGCGGGGCAGGTGACATTTTCCACACTCAAGCGACCGTTTATTTACGAACGCCTTCTTACCGTGTCCGACAGTAACCAGACAGTCGGAACCAGCTTTACACAATTATGTTTCGTCGGGTCAAATAGCCGCAAGATTGGTGACTACGATAATGTGCGCTTTAAGGGGATGATTCGGTCCGGGAATAATATTCGCGCCGGGCTTAGTCGGGTTGTCGGTAATTATTATAACCAGGGGTTTAACAATAATTTTAACCAGAACATCGCAATGCCAATTCTTGTCCTTCCCCCCATGTATTGAGGAAATAATATGTCAGCAGGAACGTTAACCCTGACCAATAACTCAGATTTGGTCTCCGGGGTAGGCACCTCATTTTCCACGGAACTGACCGCTGGTGATTTTGTTGTCGCTACCGTTGGTGGCGTTACTTATACGCTGCCGGTTAAGTCCGTTGAAGGTGATACTGAAATCATCCTCGTCAGCAAATATCCCGGACCGACACATCAAGGTTCTGCGTGGAATGCAGTACCACGTGCCACACAGAACCAGGTGACAGCGGCGCTGGTAGTGCAGAGCACCGAGGCGTTGCGTGGGCTGAACTATGACAAACAAAACTGGCAGGCTGTATTCAGTGTGGATGGTCATATCACCGTCATGTTGCCGGATGGCTCCTCCTTTTCTGGTCCTTCGTGGTTAAGTATTGCAAACATTCTGAACACACTGGATGTTGAGTATCTCGATCAACTTGCTGCACAAATCAAACAGGATGCACAGCAGGTTGAAGCCGATAAAAACACTGTCGTTGAAACTGCATCACAGGTATCAACTGATGCGCAGACTGCGTCCACTGCTGCAACTGGTGCGCAGGGCTCAGCCGCTGATGCTGCCGAGAGTGAAACGAATGCCGAAGGCTATAAGGAACTGGCTCGAAAATATGCGTTTAACCCGGAAGATAACCCGGTAACCGGTAGCGAATATTCAGCGCTTCACTATTCGGAGAAAGCGAGGAAATCCGCTGAAGACGCTGCCTCACATAACCCTGCTGAAGCTCTCGTTAAATCGCTGAACCTGTCCGACCTGGCGGACCGCGCCGCCGCCTGGCTTAACGTTCGCCCTATTGGGTCTACGCCATTGGCAGGAGACGCGGTCAACCCATATGATGCGCCAACCTTACGCCAGGTCGAAAACATAGTCGGCGGGGGCGGCGGTGTAGGCCCTACGCTTAACGGGGTACAAAACTTCGGTGTAGGGTTGCCGACCTTGTGGACTAGTCGCGCATTTATCCCTGCCTGGTCGGTAGTGGCGGACGGGCAGATCCTGAACCGTTCCGACTGGCCTGAATTATGGGCGCACGCACAGATGCACACACCAATCGATGATGCCGATTGGCTTGCGGCCCCGGCTAAGAGATGCAACTACTCCAACGGCGACGGGGCGACGACCTTCCGAGTACCTGATATGAACGGCGTGCAAGATGGTTCATTATGGGGCCTGTACGGACGAGGTGATGCCGGTGGTCGTTATGTCGTGGGTAGCGTGTTAGAAAACGGTGCGCCCAATATTACTGGTCGTATCGGGGCAGTGGGTAACGTTTCAGGGATTAACTATCCGGTCCCCGTTGCGTATGCATCCGGGGCTTTTGGCCTTCCTACTAACCGAGGAAACCCGAGGACCATAGGCACGTCCGTCGCTAACCAGGCGACAACCACATCCGGGGCAGAATGGGCCGACTTTTCGGCAGCTAATAGTAACGCCGCTTATGGTCGAGCGTCGGAGGTTCGCCCAAATACCTTTGTAGGAGTCTGGATCATCCGCGCGTCCGGCGGCTTCACGGCGGCTAACACGTCATGGACGGTTTACAACGGCGATGACGTAGCGCCACCTGTTAACACAACTACCAATGGCGGCGCAATTCGTAGTGAGTACCAAATCGGCGGTACTATGGCGTCCGCGTTGTCATTAACAGCACAATATACCGAGTTAGATTTGGGCATTCGAGCCAGGGCACAGCTTGCCGCCGCGTCAGCTAATGACTCCTACCTATGGTGGTTCAACTCCAATGGGGATGTGGTATCTTCTGACGGTCGCTTTCATTATTCCGGGGTTATAAATCCAACCGGTAATGTGGAAATCACCGGCGATGAATTCTCATCCTTTATTGTTGAAGATCGCAGGTCCGCCGATGCTGATGGGGTTGGCAAATGGTGGTCTTTTGCACTAGACGGTAACTACGGAGCTTACTTCATCAAGAGACGCCGTAACGGGGTGAACGCAGGACAGATTGTCATCAACATGCCGTCGGCGTCTGGTACGATTGCCTTACAAGGTACATCAGGACTTGCGTATAAACATAGTGTCAAGGATGCCGATCTAGCGGAAGCAGTAGGCCGCATTGATGCGCTTCGTATGGTCAATTTCGTCTATAACGACGACGAACAGAACCGAGAGCGATTCGGCTTTATAGCGGAAGAAGCTGAACAGGTTGCGCCGCAGTACATCAAGCATAACAGTGAGCCAACCGCTGATATTCTGGACAAAGACGGCAACAAGATCGGAGAGGAAACTCGCGACCGTCCGTCGGTAGACAACAACCCGATCGTGATGGACTTGCTGGGGTATGTGAAACACCTGAAGGCAGAGATCGAAATGTTGAAAACTGCATTGAAGGGTAAATGAACTGAGGGGGCCAGTAGGCCCCTTTTTTTGGGTTCAGTCTCTGAACAGTGATCTATGAGTTTAAAGATCAGCAAGATACTCAGCGTTAAATATTGATAGTTTCCGCCTGTATTAAACTGTGTCGAACCGGGCATGATAGTCGATTTCGGCATACTAAAACCTGTAATATTTGCGTATCCGAAGGCTGGTAATCATTATAAAAATTTAGCTCAATTTAGGTAACTAGTAGATATCGTCTATCAGTCTGTAGTAAACAATATAGAAGGATTTTCTTGCGTAAAATGGGGGAGAGGGATTTGCTTACGTTTTATGAGATTGCATCAATCAACCATAGATTGCTGGATATCAGTGATACATGGGCCGATTTGTGGGTGTGCCTTCACTATTTACCAGTTGGTATCGGAAGGGTAAGAATGCTTCGCTATACTAACTTGGTTGGTAGTAATTTGACCTTTGAGCAAAGAGGAAGATTGAAGGAAATAAATATAATAGCTCCTTCGCCGGTTCGAAACATAATTTTACGCAGAAGGGAAATTTATCCTGATGATGTTTATGTTTTCCAGAGTCATTCTAATCGAGTTAAAGCAGAGGAAAAACCCGTGACAGTTGTTGCATTTAACCGGGCGCTTAAGCTCGCCTCTTCGGGGGTTACGACAAAGAATGTCACCAGTAAATGCGCCTGAAAAAAGTTGCCGTTGTTCGTCGTATGCAGGAACGGACGGCGGCTGGCGATCGTTCGATAGTGCGAGTATTGAATGATTGCCAGCCGGTGCGGATTCTACATATGCAATATGACAAAACAATGCTCTTATTCTGACACCAGCCACATATCAGATTCTTCAAACATTTCCTCAAGCATGCGGTTCAGCCGTTCTTTCTCAGTTTTGGTGCAGTCGCTGTTTAAGGCGTTAGCCTGCATTGGCTTTACCCTCACCTCAGCATCGGGAAAAATCCGGTGCACCCGCTTCGTCAATTCGGCCAGAATGATGTTACTTGCACCTGGAAACCCGGCAACGTTTCTCTTGTCATAAACCAGCTCAACAAACATTTTTACCTTCTCCCTTTACTGGTTGGATATACAGTATATATACTGTGTTTTTATCCAGTGTCAATAGTAGATAGAGGTAACTATGGGCTTCCCTTCTCCTGCAGCGGACTACGTTGAGCGCCACATATCGCTAGACGAGAAATTTATTGAGCATCCATCAGCTACATACTTCATGAGAGCAGGGCAGACATACTGGAGAGAAGGCATCATGAATGGTGCCTTGTTAGTGGTAGATAGCTCCCTGATACCTTGCGATGGCTCTCTGCTCATCTGTAGGTTAGATGGTGAGCTAAAGATAAAGCGCTTCCGCTTGCACCCAAGACCTCACCTGGTGAACCTGGAGAACGGTAAGCGCGAAGAGATACCAGACTCAACGGGTGACTACAATGTGACTTCGCCAGTATTTGGGGTGATCGCTTACATCATCAATGATGCACGATCGGGAGAGTTTGATAGCTGCCCTGTCATCTAATATGACGGTGGTTTCACCCCCATTTCACCCCAGTTTCACCCCGTACAAATTTCAGGCATAAAAAAACCAGCCGTAAGAGGCTGGTTCTTAAGGAGTATTTTGGTCGGCACGAGAGGATTTGAACCTCCGACCCCCGACACCCCATGTCGGAGTGCTACTGTCTTGAAGACTGCTATGTGCCAAAAACGGACGTTGCTAATATCGAACTATGATAACGTATTGGGATGACGCCAACGTAACTGGTCATAGTATGATAAGAAGCCCTCTCAAGGAGGGCTGTTATCTGATATAAGTTGCTTTGGTCTCACGCAGTGTGCTTTATCGCACGCGCAACATATTGAAGCGTCTCATCAGAATAGTTTTTGGTATTTACCTGTAAGAATGATGCACCTGCAACACTTCCTAGAAGGTTTGGTTCAAGGTAATACATGTGATTTTCAGGACTTATCACTCCGTCTTCAACAAGCTGAGACAAAAGCATTCGTCCGTCCTCGCCTCGTAACATACGAGCATGATTAATTTTATCTTGAAGCCTTGCCAGGCGACCTTTACTGTGAGATCTAAACGCCATAACGATTCTCCGAAACACTCTTAATGCATCAGCAACCCGATCGTCGGAATTAGAATTTACAAGCTTGTTTGAAAACGCAGACCATGGAAAACCCTCTGATGATGGCCAGTTCACATAAAGCTCAGCTCCAGGGCGAACCAAAGGGGGACTAATAGTTTGAGTACTTTCGAATCGATTGGCTTCAAGAATAACGCTTGTGTTTCCCTCATCTTTTTTGACTGACTTAACAATTAACTTTTCGCTGTTTATGCGAAGGCAGTCACAAGAGATACTAATAGGCGAGAAAAGTTCAAGCTGTTCGCTAGAAACGAACTCAACATCAGAAGATTCAGTATTGATGAAAACGTTGCCTACTTTAGTTCCGAGAACTATTGGGCTATATCCATCGGATGTAAACTCAATCTCTCTTGGGTCTTCATCATTAGAATTGGAGATGATAAATTCAACATGAAGCCTCATATCTTCATCATCATTAACTATCAAGGTAGCACTATCATTAATTTTAAGCTTAGATAGAGCAGAGTCGAAAAGAATCCCTATATAGGAACTATTAATTATTGAATTACCATGCCCCCCCCCAGACTCAACGAAAAAATCAAATAGGAATGGGTTAGGCGTTGAAACGCCTAATAGGCAATAGTTCTTTGCAGCATTAGAGATGATTTTATTATCACTCATCAATGCATAGGACAATATGCATGCTTCAAAAACAGAGCTAGCAACCTTTCTTCCCGTCCCGTCTAAGAATGGATGTTGAGGTAACATACTTTCAACAGCATCATTATACAAAGCAATTAAATCACCACTTAGCATACTCATGCTATCTATAGGTGGAAGGTTAAATAATCTACATGCAAGTCGATCAAGTTGCTCATCGATTGAATAAAGAGATTCTTTTGTTGAGTCAAACTTTTCAGGCAACTGTTGAGTCAGCTTGCCCTGCTCTCGCGACAAAACAGCTTTGCATATGCTCAACAACATTTCACCACTTAAAATATCTTTCATTTCCTCTAAAATTCTAGATGGATTTTTGATGGTGCCAATAACTTTTGATACTGCTTCCAAAACCGGTGCATACCCGAAGAATCTAGTGGATTCAGCGCCCGATATCTCCTTCAGTTCGTCAACTACACCACGGATTGAACTTTTATATACTTGTGAGTGTACGCTAAGAGAAGATGATAAGTGTTTGTATTCTTGCCTTTGACTTTCAGATAATCTCAGAAGGTTTTTTTCGATGAAATCAGTAGCTTCAGACTCATTAAAAAAATCAATATCGAAAACAGGACAATTTATATCGTGATTCTCACTTAAAATTAGCCAAGCTTCCTCAATAATACCTACTCGACCAAATATAATTATTGGGTTTTTATTTCTCTTGGATACATTACTGACGTCGAGCAAAAAGTCTTCAAATGAATCTTGAGTTACTCTTAGCCTAGCCTCATCTAAAGAGTCAATTATTAAACCAACCGTCCCGGAATTCCATGCGGATAAAATATCTTTGTTTGCCAATCCACCAATGACATAATTACCAGCAATACTTGAAGCCTTTGATAAATCCAGATATATACTACCAGTTTTATTGCTTAGCTCTCTCGCCAGCACTGATTTACCAACAGCCCCTGGGGCGCTTATAAGTATTATTCTCGCGCCATTAATATCCCCACTCAGGCTTTCATTCAGCGAAAGTCTCGCTGGAACGTAGTCCGTAGTTAAATCTTGAGAGAAAAACCAACCATCACCATCTTCATTATCACTTATTACATGAACGCCACTTAAAAGGGCCGATATGTCGTCGATTTTGTATTCCATATTATTTCTTACTCCTAAAATAAGTTGATCTGGATATGTTTAGTTCAATCTGAGGTCTACAGTGGCTGACCTGTACTCCAATGATCTATCATATGTTAGTCCTATAATCTAACGATAATGAAAAATGAGAGCGTCCGCTTTTCGCTCACAGCGGACATTTATCCCTCGACAAATTCAGAAGGTTCATTGATGATGATTGTCCGGTGATCTGACCCCATTCACATCGGGAGAGTTCTCTTGTCTTATCTCAATACTTTAAAAAAATGATGAGAAAATGACATAGATGATTAACGTAACACGCTGAAAAAACTGAGTACAAACAATAAACAATTTTCTCAATTTCGAAGATAAGTTTATGAGTTTTATATAGATAAGGACGGTCTCGAAAACCGGAGTAGGGGCAACTCTACCGGGGGTTCAAATCCCCCTCTCTCCGCCACTATTCAAACACTTACCCTTCCTGTTGTCAGTGACACACGTCCCGTTGAGAAAAACGAACAGAGATATAACGCCGAAGTTCCCTTCAGCGCCATTATGTTCGTCACATTTTCAATGACGATCACGAACAGCCAGGAAGCCTGGAATCACAGATTGCCGGTTCCACCATCTACCAGTAGTTCCGTACCTACGGTATAACCCGACTCATCAGATGCCAGATAGAGCGCGGCCTTCGCCAGTTCCGTTGGCGTACCCATGCGTCCCAGAGGCACCAGGCTGGCAATGTCACTTTGCAGCGTGCGCTGCGCTTCTTCACTAAGTCCCAGCTTATTAAGCGCGGGTGTGGCAACTGGGCCTGGACTTAAGCCATTAACGCGTATTCCTCGGGGTAAGAGTTTTGCCGACAGTGTGCGTGCGAGCGATAATAATCCGGCCTTACTGGCGGCGTAAACGCTGCTGGTTGGCAGACCAATATGCGCGCTGACCGAGCCGCAAAGGATCACGGAAGAGGGATTACTCAGAAGTGGCAGCAGTGCCTGCAGCAAAAAGAAAGGCCCCTTTAGATTGATTTGCATCAGGCGGTCCCACTTTGCCTCATCCCACTCTTCGATCAGTCCGTGCGTGACGTCACCCGCATTGACGAAAACGGCATCCAACCCCGGCCAACGCGAAGCGAGGGTTTCTGCCAGCCCTTTTTGTGCCTGAATATCCCCGGCATCGGTGGCAATCACCCATGCGCTGTCACCCAGAATGCGTTGGGCTTGAGCGAGCGTGCCGGGATTGCGTCCTGTGACAGCGACATGCGCGCCTTCGGCAATAAACTCCTGCGCAGTTGCCAGACCAATACCACTGGTCCCGCCTGTAATGAGCGTATATTTACCTGTTAAGCGACCCAT